TGGTCACTTGTCCGGCAAGGTTATCCTGCATGACCGCTGCCATTTTTTCGGTCGTACCATTGTAGCCGTCTACTGTATCAGAGCAAGTGTCAATGGCATTGGACAGCTTTTCAAAGTCCGCCGGTGAACCGTTGATAATCGCCAGCATGCCGGACATGGCCTCTTTGCCAAACAGCGATGCAGCAGCCTGTGCCTGTTCTGCCTCAGAAAGACCGCCCAATTTCTGACGGAGTTGTTCCATAAGTTCCCGCAGAGAATACATCTTGCCGGAACTGTCGGTCAGAGAAATGCCGTACTGTTCCATGGCAGATGCCACTGTGTCTGTCGGCTTTGCCAGATTGGTAATGGCTGCACGCAGTGCTGTACCAGCCTGTGAGGATTTGATACCGGCGTTTGCCATCAGTCCGATGGCGATGGCAGAGTCTTCAGCAGAGTATCCCAAGGAACCCAGCACCGGAGCGGCATATTTGAAAGTTTCGCCCATCATGCTGACGTTGGTATTGGCATTGCTTGAGGCAGCCGCCAGAATATCCGCAAAGTGTCCGCTGTCCGAAGCAGACAAACCGAAAGCGGTCAAAGCATCCGTGACAATGTCCGAAGTAGATGCCAAGTCCTCACCGGAAGCGGCGGCAAGATTCATAATGCCTTCGATACCGCTGAGCATATCGTTGGTCTTCCATCCCGCCATCGCCATATAGTTCATGGCTTCGGCAGCTTCACTCGCTGAAAATTTTGTTTTGCTGCCCATTTCACGGGCCTTTTCCCGGAGAGCATCCATCTCTGAACCGGTCGCACCGGACACCGCTGCCACCTTTGACATGGCGGAATCGAAATCCGCACCAGTTTTCACGGCAATGGTTCCCAGAGCCGTGACACCGGCAGTGACGGGCAGCAGCTTTTGTCCCACACCGGAAATTTTGTCCCCGGCCGACTGCAGTGTTTCTCCCAGAACGCCCATCTTTTCCAAGGCAGTGTGAGAATTGTTTGCTTCTGTGGTCAGGCGTTTCAGTTCGTTTTCGGTTTCGATGATTTCACGCTGTAGTGCATCATACTGCTGCTGGGAAATTTCGCCGTTTGCAAGAGCGGTGTTTGCCTGTTCTGCGGCAGTTTTTAGTACTTCCAGCTTTTCTTTGGTAGCTGTCACCGCATCGGCGAGGAGCTTGTGCTTCTGCGAGAGCAGTTCCGTGTTGGAAGGATCGAGTTTCAGCAGCTTCTGGACATCTTTCAGCTGTGTCTGCGTGCCTTTGATGTCTTTGTTGACACCTTCCAGTGCCTTGGACAGCTTGGTGGTATCGCCGCCGATTTCTACGGTGATGCCCTTGATTCTATTAGCCATACAATCTCACCCCCTTATCAAAATTTATCGAAGTCACTCTGATCCGCTAACATATGATATTTGTATTCGTCATTCTCCCGTTCGGTGAACATATCATTCACCAGACCAATGGTCAAAAAATCCAAATCGCTCATAGACAAGCCCAGCTGGACACACCGCAGCAAAAAAAGCGGTGTAGTCATCGGTCGGTCAATCGGGCGATGTTTTTTTTAGACTTGACCTGCGTTTCTACATTCAAGCCCCAGAGGTCAATCAGCTGTGGCAGGATTTCGTAAATGCTGAACGTGTTGAACTGTTCCAGCCATTCATCCGGAGAAGCCGGAACGACTGGATCAGCGTGTTTCGCCATGATGTAGGCGATATTCTCAAATACTTCAAGGCTTTCAATGTCCAGTGCAGAGGATTCCTCTGTATTTTCCCCCACAGACTTTTGCAGTGCTGCAAAGTCCTGATAAATATCTCTGCGAAATTTCAGACGATACAGTCTGGGAACTGCCGCACTCGCCTTGAACGGCACATCAATCCCATCAATGGTGATGTTCTTCTGAATTGCCATGCTGCACCCTCCTTACGCTTTTACAGATGCTGCGGATGCTTTACCACTCTGTACAGCGGCAGCCAGATTGGGCATATATACCGCCTTGTACCAGTTCTCATAAACCTCGGCATCCGTTTTCTCACAAGTTTTAGTTTTTACCAAACCACTGTTCAATGCCGTTGCGGTCAAAGACAGCGTTTCCGTTTTAACTTCCTTTTCGTCCTCGATGGTGCTGGATTCTGTTGCCGGACGAGAGGCAGAACAGCAGAACAGACAGTGACGAATTTTATTCTTATCGCCGCTGAATTCAAACAGCAAGGCAAACTGCGATACTTCTGCAGTATTGGTTTCCGTGAGAACGCCCTTTTCATCCAGTTTCTCACCGAGAATGTCTGTCGCAAATTCAAGCGGAACCAATGCGATTTCAAGATCTCCAGTGTAACCAGAGTTATTGTTGATCACATAGTACACCCCATCGTCAGCGTAAAAATTGGATGCTTCACCTTCTGCATCGATAGACAGCGACACTGCACCGGGAATGCGAACCGGCTTTGCAAAAGTCGGCACACCTTCTTCATCATAAGAGGTGATTTTTGCATAGTGAACTTTGTTCAGACCGAATTTTACCTTGTTTTTCTCCATTGCCATATAGATCAAACCTCCATCTCATAGAGTACTTCATACAATTCTTCCGAATCAATGAATGTTTCTGTTTTTGTATAATAAATCTCGTGCTGGGAAAGCACTGACTCCACCTGTTCTTCCAATTCCGGCTGCTTTTTGTCTGTGTACAATTCAATGTCCAGCTGTTTGCAACTGAAATATGCCAAATTATCCGCTGAAAATGTATTCTCTCCGGGAGATAAAAACAGCAGAAAAGGCGGTGCAGGACTCTCGCCCTCGGCAAAATGATGGTAGGCAAAAGGCAGTCCCATTTCCTCCATCATTTCTGCGATTTGTTCGTAGGTCATGACAAAGCCCCCTCAATCAAATGCTCCAGCAACTGCACACCGTTTTCTTCCGCAGGAGCAATATGCGGTTTGCCGGATACCCGACCTCCGCCACGCTTGGCGTGCCCCTTTTCCAAAAGGTGTGCCAGCTGATACCTGTTTTTAGAATGAACAATCATTTCAAGAGAATGGCTGTTTTCCTTTGTCTTTTTGGCAGTCCAGCTTTTTGAATACGCACCTGTTCGCTTTGGAGCATTGGCGGATATTTCATCTTTTACAGACTTTGCAGTTTTTCTGACCGCCTTTTTCATTGACGTATCTGCAAGGTCTGCATATTCCGTCAGACCTTTCATAATTTCATCAGCCATTGCATCAACTGTAGTCATCGGAAGCACCTGCCTTTCTTATCTCACCCTCGATTTTCATGTAGTTGTTGTGGTCGTATAAAGGAGTAATTCCGGTGACATTGTAGATGCTGTTTCTGAAGAGAATACGGAAATTGGTGCTGTTGATATTCAGCGAGGCAGGACTTTGACGAACGAGAAATTCAAGCTTCTGTACCTCTTTGGTAACTCCTGCATCCGTGGTTTCACTTGCTGTTTTTACTGTTACCTTTGCCCACAGAGAAAACGTCTCTTCCCATTTGGTGATATGATTTCCAATCTCATCAATAACAGTTCTATGTTCCAGAATAGTGATTCGCTGATTCAAAGTTCCGATTTCCATTACATCACACCCTCTCTCTGTGCAAACAAAATAGAACGCAGATTTAAGGTCAGTTTCTGATAATCCGGAGAACTTCTGTTTTCATAAAGATACCCAAGTGCGAAAAGCATCGCAGTCCGCACGGTATCTTCATTTTCAGCAAGTGTGGATTCGTCCATTCTGCCAACGTCCATTACCAGATTTTTTGCTGTAGAAAGCAGATTTTGAATCAGACTATCGTCCTCCTCATAATCCACTCTCAGATAGTTTTTCGCCTCTTTCAGCGTAATCATAGCATCACGCTTTCTTGATGGTAAGTGTCTTGATTGCTTCCGGAAGAATCAACTTGCCGTCCAAACGCTGCGAAGCAAGAAAACCAACCTGACCTGTCATGGCAAAGAGTTCATTCAGTCTCTTGAAAGAGCGTCCCTGTCTGTCAGCTACCCAGTAATAGCTAAAGTCACCGAATGCCATGCACTTGTTGCCTGCCTTGATTTCCGGTACATAGCTGGATGTCTTGTAAGGACGATTGAGAATGGTATCCGGAACACCAGCCTGCACAGACGGATTCCAGATGTAATTGCCTGTGTTGTCCTTCAACTTGCGAAGAGCTTTTACGGTAGAATCATTGAGCACCCATACTGCTTTCTTGCGATACGGGCTTCTCAGAGAATAGAAGAGTTCCATCACATCATCAAATGTAATGCTTGCACCTGTGGTGGAAGTGCCGTCTTCCGCACCGCCTGTAGCATTAAAAATGCCGGTCGGTTTGCCCTTGCCATCACCAACGAAGAAAGCCTCTTCTTCCTTCGCACCGATTCTTCTTGCAAACTCCTTTGCAATGTATGACGGCAAATCAAATACAGAATCGTTAAGGAGTTCTTCGGAGATCTTGATCGCTGTTCCAAGCTTATATGCGGAAAGCGATGCCTGTCCGAACGTATCATCAGAAAGAGAATACTGCTGTTCTTCGTCCATCCAGACAGCCTCACCCTTGGAAGTCACAATTGGAATCTTGCGGTCGCCGTTGGAAGTTTTGATAACTGTTGCCATCTGGCGGAAAATACTCTCTTCCTCCAACTCTTCCACCAGTTTTCGTTCGTGAGGTAGCAGTGTGCCGCCTTATCATCTTTCGATGACAGGTTTGCACAAAGCCCCTCCCAAACCGTGCTTACACCTCTCGATGTACACGGCTTTCCATTCATTATTGACATGTCATTTATTTTGTTCCCTGTGAATCTTTTTGAAGCATTTCGGGCAAACAATCAACGTTTTACGTCTCATGTGAAGCATTTTCTTGCCCCATTCCGTAGTGCTTTTCAGATTCTTCATTTTACCTGCATGATAAATACAGCAGGAATCACTATTATCACCACACAGCTCACATACCCCTGCGCTTAACCGCACATATTGTGACAGCTTTTTCGGGTCAAAGGATTTGTATTGCCATGGGTCTTTATCGGACATCAACTTACCGGCTTTGCAGTCAGCTAATGAGACAAGCTTTGCATATTTGATACCGCCTTTAACTTCATGGGGAATAGCCCATTTGCCATCATGACGATATTTTTGGATGATTTTTCTCGTTGTGCTGTTGCTTTTGCTTGCAAGCGTCTTTAGACAGCTATATTCCATAAGATAACGGAAATAATTCAGCTTATCATAATTCGCTGCTAAGCAGTAATAATTGCAAATGCCACGGATTTGTGCATTATACCTGTTCACAATATCCACTTCCGAAAGATGTCTTAATCTTGGAACGCAAACCGCCCAGATTTCTCCGTTTGGTTTTTGTTCTATGATGTCGTTTTTGAACAGGAACTGCATGATCTTATCTTCGAGAGGTACAGTTAATTCTACAGAGTTATTCAGCGTTCTTTGTTTAACACCGTTTGCCTTTTTCTTTATCTTCTGGCTTCGGCGTACCGCAACGTCATAACCAAGGAAACGTACTCGTTCAGCACTGTGTGTGATCTTTGTTTTCTCAGCACTCAACTCTAAATGGTACTGCGTTGATAGAAATTCTCTCAGAATCTCTTTAATTTCTTCACAGTCTTCTCTGCTTCCGCTGATTCCAATTAGAAAATCATCAGCATATCGGCAGTATACAAGCTTTTTATCGTCGGACATTCTGGCAGGTGTTTTCAGCTTTTGGCTGCACACCGCTTTATATTCCTTAATTGCCAGCTCACGTTCTTCACCTTTTACCCGGTCAATCTTCTTCTGAAGTGTCTGTCGTCTTTTTGCTAAATGAAGATATTCCGGTGTCTGGTGTCGTGTAGACTGCTTATCAAACTTTTCCTTGAGTTCCATGACTTTTCGGTCAAGCTCATGCAGGTAGATATTTGCCAGGATAGGGGATATAATTCCACCCTGCGGTGTACCGGAGAGTGTTGTGTGGTATTGAAAATCTTCCACATAACCTGCTTTCAGGAAAGCTCTGATAATATTGATAAATCTGCTGTCCTTGATTTTGACTTCTAACGTTTTAATAAGCACTGCGTGGTCTATATTGTCAAAGCAACCCTTGATGTCGCCTTCTATGAACCATTTTACAGAACGAAAATTTGTCTTTATCTGGTCGAGAGCTGTATGACAACTTCTCTCCGGTCTGAAACCATGTGACTGGTCATAAAATAACGGTTCATAGATTGCTTCCAGAAACATTCTAACCGCCTCTTGCAGAAGTTTATCTCGAAATGACGGAATACCCAGTGGGCGCATTTTTCCGTTCTGTTTCCTGATATATTCTCTGCGCACAGGCTTCGGCTTGTACTTTCCTGACCTCAATTCTTCAATCAGTTCATACACATATTCAGCACTAAAACCGTCAGCTGTGTCGTTGTCACTTCCGGGAGTCATTGCTCCACTGTTTGCATATAATTTCTGGTAAGCTGCAAAATAAATGTCCTCTCTCAGAAGGTAGCGAAAGAGTCTTGTAAAGACTCCGTCGTGATGTTCCGAGGAACTTTTATTGACACGCTCCAAAATCTCCGATGTTGGATTCATGAGGATTCTCCTCCCTTTCATCTTCTTACTTTGGAATTAACAAACTGCTTCCCTTCGCCATGTAGTGGGCGTTATCCACCTCGGACTACTACGGAAGCTCCGTTGCCATATGGAATATTCAGTCTCGAATAGACATAGCCTTTCGGCATTTCCACTTAGGCAATCCCTGTTTAACGATGCTTATAGGCAAGTGATAACTGTCGGATATCATTTCGGTTTATCTCACGTGTTCTCACGCTTGCTTCATGACCTATAGCAGACACCATAACGAATTCAATATTATGGTGGGGTCATGAGAGTGGTTTCAGGATAATTTCCACACCCTCCCACGAAAAAGGAGCTAACCTTTGCTTTGGCAATCCAGCCTTATCCTTATGTTATCTTGTCATTGCAGGTACTACTCGCCTCATATCCTTTTGACGTTTCCTGCGTTTCTGCCGTGCTGTGTTCCCGTGTCCAGTTTCCTGTCATCGGTTAGGCAGATTGACAACCGCTCTGCTGTGCGGTGTAGAGCCTAATCTACTGTAAACATCGCCTTTTACAGGCGCACAAACTCATCCGGCACAAGATAGCCGCCCTCTGCATCTGTGCCAACCTGCAAGTCGTTGTGTACATCAATCCAGTTGCGGTTTTTGACGCTGTTCCAGAAAGCTTTCTTGTAAGTGTCGCTCGCTGTACCTGTCTTTTCAGAAACAGTCGGAGTTGCGGGTTTTCCGAGAACAGGAGTGGAAGTTGCCTTGTTCATTTCAGCTTCAATTTCAGCCTGTCTTTCCAGACGCTGAATTTCCTTGCCGAGATCAACAATCGTTTGTTCCATCGCATCGTAGGTCTTGGAATCTTCCTCACTGAGAACGCCGTTTGCATTTCTCTTGCTATCAAGGAAGTCACGGGCTGTATCCCAAGCCTTCTTTCTCTTTTCTCTGAGTTCTTTAATGGTCATAATCAATTCCTCCAATCAATATTTCAAAAGTGCCAGTCTTTTTTCAAGCTGGTCAATCGATGTACCTGTAACGGATTCTGCTGATGCAGATACTTTGGATAAGAATGCAGATAGATTCTTCGATTTGGAATAGGTCATTGCGGTCAGTGTATCTTCTTTTTCCTCTTCATCCGGTTTTTCCTCTTTGGGAACAACAGGCATTTTCTTCTCTGCAAAGAGAATCCCGTCCACAAATCCCATTTCATGAGCCTTTTTCGCATTGAGCCATGTTTCATCGGACATCAGCTTTGCAATCTTGTTTCGGCTGAGATGAGATTTGGTTTCGTAGGCGTTAATAATGCTCTCTTTGACTTCTTCCAGAAGTTCAATTGCTTTTTCCATATCTGCTTTATTGCCCATTGCTGATGTGGAAGGGTCGTGAATCATCATTAGGGCAGTCGGTGCAATCAAAGTTTCATCGCCAGCCATTGCTACAACCGAAGCCGCTGATGCAGCAATGCCGTCAATTTTCACAGTAACCTTGCCTTTGTGATTTTTTAGCATAGAATAAATCTGACTTGCAGCGAATACATCACCGCCTGGCGAATTCAGCCAGACTGTCAAGTTTCCGCTGACTTTTGCGAGTTCATCACGAAACAGTGCAGGTGTGACCTCATCTCCCCACCAAGTATCTTCAGAGATAGGACCGTTAAACAAAAGCTCTGTTTCCGATGTATCTTCGTTTTGGATAAAGTTCCAAAATTTCTTCATTTGGTTTTCTCCTCCTTTTTTGGATTTGCAAATGCTCCTGCATCAGCGAGTTTTGTAAAGCTGCCATTTACGAGATACAGGTTTCCACCCTCTTCGTCTGAAAGCATATTCATATCTTCCAGTTCTCGGATGTCATTCGCCGACATCCAGCCGTTTTGTCTTGCGGTAGCATAGCCCTGCATTCTGGAAGCATAATCGCCACGCAGTAGTCCGTCTACATTGAACTTGATAAAATATTGTCCTTTTTCTGAATCGGAAAGCAAGGCTTTCTGCAAAGACTGCTCCCATCTAACGATCCAAGGGTCAAGGCTGTATTTGACGAAGTCTAATGATAGATGTTCCACATTTGAAAATGTTGCGTGGTCAAGGTCACCGATCATATGAAGCGGTACACGGTACATTCTTGCGATTTCCTCAATCTGAAACTTTCGTGTTTCCAGAAACTGTGCTTCATTATTCGGAATTGCAATGGGAGTAAACTTCATGCCCTCCTCTAAAACTGCGACCTTGTGGGCGTTTCTTCCGCCATAGGCTCTTTGCCAAGCATCACGCACACGCTCCGGATTTTTGATCACTCCGGGGTGTTCCAACACGCCACTTGGTGAAGCACCGTTTCCAAAAAACGATGCTCCATATTCTTCACAGGCAATAGAAATGCCGATTGCATTTTTTGCAAGTGCAATCGGCGAATATCCAACCAGTCCGTCAAATCCTAAACCCGGAATGTGCAGGACTTCATCGGCGTAAAGAATGATGTCCCCCTGTTCTTTCAGATTCGGATTTGCTTCATCGTAACGGCTGTAAATGTATATCAGGCGGTTTTTCTCATCACGGTCAACCTTCATCTTATCCGGCATCAGAGGATATAGTCCCAAAACATCACCTCTGCCGTTACGGATAATCTGTGCATAGGCATTGCCGTAGATCAGCAGATGGGACATCAGGGTTTCTCTGAAGACAAACGATGTCATTTCAGGACTCGGCTGATCGTGGAGTAAAAAATAGAGCGGATGCCGTGGCACTCGCTCCTTTCCGCTATCGTTGTATTTGTACAAATGCAGTGGCAGCTGTGCGATAGCCTCCGACAAAACTCTCACACAGGCATAAACCGCAATATGCTGCAGGGCTGTTCTGTCGGTGACTCTTTTTCCCGCATTGCTTCTGCCGAAAAAATATGTGTATGACGGGCTGTCATAACTGTTTTGAGGCTTATCTCTGGACTTGAATAGTCCGCTGAAAATTCCCATAAAATTATGCTCCTTTCTTGACTTTTCGTATATGGATGTGGTATAATATGTGAAACTAAATGTAGGGCGTCTGCCTTACAAATCGGAATTTGTGAAGGCAAGTGAATCGAATACTACGATACAAGATACCATGGAGGAATATAAGAATGTCGAAAGATGAATATTTGATAACCGATGCACCCCTCAAAGCGTTGACGGTTTTTGCAATGCCGATGATTCTTGGGAGTTTTTTTCAGCAAATATACAATATGGCCGACTCCATTATTGTCGGTCAGTTTGTTGGTTCTTCTGCACTTGCAGCTGTCGGTGCCTGTGCAGCATTGACCAATGTGTTCATTTGTGTGGCACTGGGAGCTGGCGTAGGAGCCGGTGTGCTTGTGAGCCGTTATTTCGGAGCCAAAGAGTATGGCAAAATGAAAACAATCGTGTCAACCTCATTGATTAGCTTTTTGCTTCTAAGTATCTTCCTTGGTGTTTTTGGCTTTTGCTTCTCCAACTCGATGATGCGTGGATTGCAAACCCCTGCCGACATACTGGATGACGCAGTGCTGTATCTGCGGGTCTATTTCGTGGGCTTTCCGTTTCTGTTTATGTATAACATTTTTTCTACCATGTTCACCTCGATCGGCGAATCCAAAATTCCGCTGGGACTGCTGATTTTTTCGTCCATCCTGAATATTTTAATGGATCTTTGGATGGTAGCCGGGCTTGGTCTCGGTGTGTTCGGTGCAGCCATTGCGACCCTGATTGCACAGGGAATTTCAGCAGTGTTTTCGTTTTTGATCTTCTTTGCACGGATGCGGCAATATAAAACCCCCTTTAACAGGTTTGAACGGCAGGAGTTGTATTCCATGCTTTGCATTGCGGTGCCGTCGGTTTTACAGCAGTCCACAGTGTCCATCGGTATGATGATTGTGCAGGCAGTGGTAAATCCTTTCGGTACACAGGCACTCGCCGGGTATACAGCGACGATGAGGGTGGAAAATGTCTTTTCCTTGATCTTTGTATCCATCGGCAATGCGGTTTCGCCGTATGTTTCCCAGAATCTTGGCGCAAAGAAAATTGATCGTATCAAAAAAGGCTACCACGCTGCACTGGTGCTGGATCTGTGCTTTGCAGCCATTGCGTTTGTGGTCATTGAAGCACTGCACACGCAGATTTCCTCGCTGTTCTTAGGAAAAGACGGAACGGCGTTGGCCTATCAGGTGTCCGGTGATTATATGAGGTGGATTGGTTACTTTTTCATCTTCATGGGCATCAAGATGGCAACCGATGGCGTCCTTCGCGGTCTCGGAATTATGCGTCCGTTCCTCGTTGCAAACATGGTGAACCTTGCGATTCGCCTGTCCGTTGCATTGATCTGTGCACCGCGTTTCGGTATTGCCTTTGTCTGGCTTGCTGTACCAGCTGGTTGGCTTGCGAATTTTTTAATCTCTTATGTGGCTCTCAGGAGATCATGGCCGACTGATAAAATGGCATCAACCAGATAACTTCCAGTTTGCAAAGATAATCAAACCTATAACACCAGCATCTCCCTCGTATCATAAACCGACTCATCAGACACACATCCACAGCGAATTGCCCGGTCAAGAGCCATGATCATGGCGACAGCACCGTCAATTTTCTCTGTGGATTTTTCTTTATCCGGCTTGATATTTCCGGCAGGGTCACGCCTGATGAAAATGTTATCCATCATCCACCGAAGAACGGGGTGTCCGCTGTGGGCAAGGGTCTGTTCCAGAGTCAGTTTCATCAATTCCTTGGTCGGTGGTGACATATCCCCTTGTCCTACACTATACAAACTTTATGTTACGCCGTTTGCTATTTTCATTCATGCAGCACTCATAAAATAAAAAAATACCGCCCTATCGGATGTCGTCCGGTAAGGCGGTTTCACTATTTCTATTCTGGAAACGGTTCGGATTTACAGCTTTTCGTCTATGTTTGCCACGTGCTTCAGAATCTGCTGCAACGTAGATTCTTCGGTGTCCGGTTCAGGTATTGGTGTTGGCTCTGGTTCAGTTGGTTGCGTTGCTTTTGCAAATCCATTCAAACCAGCAGCCTTAATAATGGATGGGTAATCGGTATAACAATAATCCATATCACACTCACCAACAATGCCAGGAATACTTTTTTGTCCAATAATATCATGCTCTGTGCTGCCGGCTACATTATACTGCCAGATGCCGTATGGATTTTGATAGGTGCATTTGCTTGCATACTGAGCACACCAGATAGTGTATCGACTTTTAACACTGTCCGACAGGTACTTGTCTAAGTAGTACGTGCTGCAATACAATCCGGCATAATATCCGGCTTGCTCCATCGTACTTAAAAACGCATCCGCCATTTCAGAGCAGGCAGCTTTGCCCAGTGCAAATTGCTTTGCAAGTTCTAAGTCCATATAAACCGGATACTCAAACGATTTGCCTTTAATGGTCTGCAAAAACACCTGTGCCTCACGTCTTGCCTCGTCTGCCGACATCGCATAGCTAAACCAGTACGCACCGCAGGGGATACCCAGACGCTTACAAGCGGCATAGTTTCGTTCAAACTGTGTGTCTACCTGAGTGGTTTCCCTTCCGTAGCCTGCTCGCAGAATCGCAAAGTCAACCAGTCCGGATGCTTTTGCAGCGTCCCAGTCAACCTCGTTTTGACAGTACGATACATCAATCCCTTTTAAAATGCTCGTTGTTTCGGTGGCTTTTTTGATGCCAAAATACTTGTAAAAATCCTCTGTTACAGTTCCGTTTCCATGTACTTCATCGCCATACCATTTTCCAGATGTCCGCACGTCCAAGTGTGTGTACTGATAACTACTTGTAATGTTAGCGATTCCAGTAAAGCCCAAATCCTGAGCCTTGCAGCACACCGTCTTGCTGCTGATTGGCTGCCCATCCTGCCCGTAGCAGCAGACATCTGCAGCAGTGCCTTTGGTATGCTGACCGCTGCTCGTACCGCCTACAGCTTTATCATGGTCTGGACAGCGGTAACCGCTTGTTACAATGATTTTACTGCAATTCAGAGTGGTATAGAGGGCTTCCAGTTTTTCAATGAGTTCGGATGAAATCAAAGTTTCGTGGATTTTTCCACAGCTACAGCGAAATTCATGGGCGTTGAAATGTGGGGAAAGCTGGATACTATCGTTATAATCATAATGATTCACTGACATCCTATCGCCCTTTCTTATTTGTCCTTTTTCTGAAGCAGGTCAATCGCCTTTGTCAGCACGTCCGGCAATCGAATGCCCATCAATCCTGCATTTTCAAGAATAGAGATCACCTCATTGCACATAAATCCAATGCAGACCCCAGCACGCACATAATCCGTACCAAGCACGATGTCCAGCCGTGCGGCAACCAATACCAACAGCAAGATGATACACTTTTTTGCAAGTCCTCTCCAGCCGATTTTGCTGGACAATCCGCCGTTATCGCTCTTTAATGACTTTCCAGACGCTGCAACAATCAACCCTGTTATGTAGTCAACACCCATAAAAATCAACAGCGACAGCATAGCCGCATCCCATCCCCCAAACAACCCCGCAATCAGACCGCCGACCGTTCCGGCAGCTGCACAAATCCATTCTTTCATTTGGTTTCCTCCGTTTTCGTTTCATAGTCGCCGGAAAGCAGTACCAACATTTCCGGCGTTAGGTCACCAGATGCAAAAATCTGATACTGTCCGTTTTCCAGCTGCACCGCCTGAATTTTTGCGTTGCCCCAGCCTGTTCTTTGGATGGCTTTTCCTGCTTTCAGCTGTTCCATTGCTTCAATAATATTCATTGTATTTTTCCCTCCTTACAAAATTGTGATAGATTGAATCAGCGGGTGACTGTTATTGCTCCGACCGACCCACACCAAATAATAAGTGCCTGCCGTTACGCCCTCGCAGGGTGTCAGCGTTGTGATATAGTCCGCACTATAGAGCCACTGCAAGGGCAAATCTGTATAACTACCCTCTGTTTGTGCCTTTGCGAGAATGTCCGCAGCCGTTCCGGTATCGGATTGTACCAAGCGTAAAACGCCGACCTCCGTACTTCCAGAAAGAAAGCGGATTGCAATTTGCGTGGATGCTGTCACGCTGATCGGCAGCGTGCAACAGGTATAGCAGCTATAATCCCATCCAAAAACGGTTGTTCCATAGTTCAGAGCGTAGTTATTCTTTTCACTGCAAAAATCAGCGTAAATCGCTGTAAAATCTGCCACGCTGTAAATCGTACCGTTGTAAAGCAAAGATACCTTGTCCCGATGGGTTGCATCATATAACACGGTTGTGGTCGGAGTTTCGCCGCTGGAAATCTCTAAAACTTTCGGCACAAGGGTATTAAATTTTTCTGTGGCGGTTGCCGACACGCCCTTTGTGGTCAGATTTGCTGCAAGCTGCTGCCGCAGTTGGTTTAGTTTTGTCAGCTGCTCTGTAATTGTCACCGCCATGTTACACCTCCACCATCGTTGCAAGGGCTGTGGATATATCGCCGATGCTGTCCTCTAAAGCTTTGATACGGGTTGCAAGGCTGTTGTCCGCTGCCTCTCGCTCTGCTGTTACTTTCGAGTACGTGCTATGCAGATAAGTTTCAATGCCATCCAGAAAATCTTTATTGTCGTGCGTATGGGCAGATGCTTTGAGTGCATCCACATCCGGCGACAAATCCAGCACAAACAACCCGTCTGGTACAATATCCAGAGCGTTGTGAGATACCGTACTGATGGACGGCAATACCTGCCATGTTTGCTTGCCTGTTACTGTAACCAGCTTTGCGGTGCAGTATTTCGCTGATTCACCCTCTTCACATCCCGGCGTATAATCGCCCCAAATCGCAGCCTCTCCGCTTTTCCCGTTTTTGACGGTCGCTGTGGTCGTGCCGTTTTTGTCTGTAGCGGTAATGGTTGCTCCTGTACTGGTTTCCGTTACGATTACCGTTGGAGAGAAACCATTTGCCCCATCTCTTCCATCCGTTCCATTCATGCCATCTTTTCCGGCTGCTCCAGTATCGCCTTTTTCACCTTTTTCACCTTTTTCACCTTGGATGCCCTGCAAGCCCTGTTCTCCAGTATCGCCTTTCTCGCCCTGAATGCCTTGGATACCTTGCTCTCCGGCGTCTCCCTTCTCGCCCTTCAAGCTTGACAGCCATTCGGCTTCCGTGCCAGTATAACCGTTCTCAACAGCGATTTCATAGGCGGATGCTCCGTCCGCCCCATCGTGTACCGAAGCAATCTTTTCATCAATTTTTGCAATCAATTGCTGATACAAGTCCGGCGTTGGTGGGACAACTTCAGAACCAGAACTGCTGAATCCAGATTGCTCAATCCGCAGCTTAATAGGAGCTGTCGTTGCTCGCAGAGCCGTTTCATCGTCTGGAACATAGCCAAACAGGCTCATTTCTGCACAGCCGGCTTGCAATTCTGACGGCATTTTGCAGGAATAGCCGTCTACACCAAGCGAGATATTATAGGTATTTTCATCCTGCATAAATTGTACAACCTTATACAAGCCTTCCCATTCATTGTCAAACACGAATCGAAAGGATACAAAGGCAATCTGTCCATCTGCCAATTTGTCCCGCTCGATGCAATCAATCTGCTGCTTTTTTACCAAGAATTTCATCATCCGTTTTTCACCTCGTTCCACACATTATTTTCAGGATCATATTCCAAATAGCCGTCTACACACTGGATCTTTTTCAGATAATTGTTGTAGGAATGTTCTCCGGAGGACATCCAGTTGACCGGTTTGGTAATGGCGTTCCACTGAGCGATCGTTCCTTCATATGTGATGGCTGTTAGACTTTCACAGTATGTCAGCATATTTTCCCCAAAGGTTCTGCAATTCGCAGAAATGGTAAGGCTGGACAATGCTGTACATCTTGTAAACGCAAAAGCACCAATGGAATCACACGCAACACGAGCAGTCTTCAGCTTTGCACAGCCGCTAAAAGCATACTTTCCCCACGTTTTCACGCTGGCAGGCACAGTGACTTCTGCAATGGCGGTGTGCTGAAATGCAAACGACTGAATTGCAGTAACAGCCTGCGGAATCGTAACGGAAGTCAGACCGGCGGTATAGCCGATTGCAGCATCTTCCTGTGCAAAAGCAGAATCACCAATGCTGGTCAGTGTAGCTGGAAGAGATACCGTTTCTGCATTGGCACAATGATAGAACAGGCGGTCACCCAGACCAGTAATGCCATTGCTGAGTACAATTTTTTTGATCTGGCCATTTTGATAGAACACAGAATCATGAAAGGTATAATCGTAGGTTGCACCCGTGCCATACAAAGCCGCTTCTCCGTCATCGCAAATTGCATAATATACATCGTCCCCACATTGTCCATACTGCAAAATGGTTCTGCCGGAAACCTGTTCCAATTTGGCTTTGATTCTGTCGAGTTGGTCTTTTCTGGATTGCAATGTATCTTCTTTGCCCTGTATGGAATTTTTCAAGAGACCTAATTTCCAACTCGCAGTATCCAGCAAGCTCAAATTCAGGCTTCCTTGAATGGGATTTGGCTCTTCCGGAAGATTCTGCAATTTCTCCAGAGCAAGAGCAATATTTTCTCGCACATTCACGCCCCAAAGATTGCTTTGAATTTCCTGCAATTCAGTTGTAATTTCAACTTCTGCCATTAAGCATACACCACCCACTTATTTGCAATTTTTTGCAATGCAGAACACTGTTCTTCAAGTTCCTTAATTTTGCTATTCAATGCTTCTTGAGCATTTTGCACTTCTGCAATAGTATTATAAACTTCTTGGATTACTGTATTTGTCTCTGTAATTTTGGTCTCCATTGCAGCAACCGATTCGTTTGCGGCGGTGACATCATCGCTGGATGCTGCCTTGCCTGCCAGCGTTTCCATGCCGCTTGCAATGTTGGTTCGTAGCTCTGAACCACTGCTGGTTTCTCGAATGACTGCAATATTACTGGAAATATCAATCATAGAATCGCTCCTTTACGTTGCATAACGTTTTGCTGCTCCCTGCAATCGTCCTAAATCTGTATCCATATAGGGTGCGATGCCTTTCGAAACGGCTTTTCCATCCAGGTTGACAGTGCTATTCACAGACACCCCTTGCATAGCGGATGCAATGCCTGTAATCAGGCGGTCATAATCGATGAAAACAACCTGCGAAGCATCGGCTCGTGCGGCTTCCTGTGCATATTTTTTGCTAATGTCATGCGGAATAACTTGCGAACCATTCGGCAGGTTGACAAGTTCCCCTCGTCCACCTTCGTTCATGATAGCAAAGCCGCCTGACCAATCGTCAGTACCATGTGCCAGATAATCGACATATCCAATGGATACGCCTGGGATGGCGTTGATAATATCAATTGCAAAATTCAAGCCATCGACGAAATTATTGATTAAGCTTTTTGCTCCGCTGATTAAATTGTCAAAAGCCGTTCCAATGCCGTCAAATATGCCGCCGACAAAGTCGGACAAGCCATTCCAGAGGCTTTCAATGCCATCCAAAACGTTTTCAAAAATGCCCTTTACCGTATTCATGACACTTCGGATTTTATCAGCAATGCTGTCAAAAATACCGGAAATCGTCTCTTTTAAGTTGGAGAAAAATCCAGAGACAGCATCAATGATGTTGGAAACCGTTTCTTTTGCGGCTTCTGCTTTTTCGGAAATCCAATCTTTAATTGCAGAAACAATGTTTTGAATCGTTTCTTTGATGCTTTCAAATAGGGCAGAAACAATTGCAATTGCCAAGTCGATTTTCTCTTTGGTCTCTTCTACAGTATTTACAATCCAATCTTTTACAGTTACAATTGCATTTCCAATCCATTCAATTGCAGATTGAACCCACTCCACAATAGAAAGTACTGCTTTCAAAATCCATTCTACGATTGGCGTCAATGCTGTTATGAGGTCGCTGACAAATTGCAGAATCCAATTGATGATAGGCGTTATGATGGGAAGTAAAGCGTTGACGACTTCCATTACTACTTCAATAATTTTCCCGATGATTGGAATGAGATTTTCTACGATAACGCCCACAATCTTTGTAACAGCTGCCATCAGGGTTTCAATCGTAGGGGAAATTGCTTGAAACAGCTCACTGAGCTTTGTTCCAAACTCTTGAAACAGCGGCTTTAACGTATCGATTACCGTTTGTATAGCAGGCAAAATTCCAGAAAAAACATCGGAAACGGTATTCCGAAAATCTTCACTGGTTGTATAGCAATAAATAAATCCGGCTGCTAAAGCTGCAATTGCTGCTACAACAAGGAAAACTGGAGTAGCCAATCCGCCAAGAACAGCGGAAAGTTTAGAAAGCATTCCAAAACTGCTGCTTAAAGTGGAAGCAACTTTCCCAATTCCAGAAATCGCTGTGCCGACAGCAGAAACTGCCTTTCCTGCAACCATCAAAGAAGGACCAACTGCCGCTGCTGCCGCTGCAATTTTCCCCAATGGCACGCCAGCATCTTGTAGCTCTTGAAATTTCTGCCAAAGGTCATCCACCTTATCCACGACTTTGCCTATCGTTGTCTGTACTGTTGTAACGTTTTCATAAATGGGGCTGAACAGCTCTGGCTGCGTTAGCTCCTGCAACTTTCCAATAATGGCATCTACTACGCCAGTGATTCCGTTTTCATTGAACCCAGCAGTCATGTCTGCAAATAAATCTGAAATTGTATCTGCCGCCGTTTGAATCATCGGAAGTAAAGCAGTCCCAATGGTAATTTGAAAAGATTCAATTGCACCCTGCATATTCTCAATCGAGCCGCCAACGCCATCTTTCATCTTCGCTGCTGCTGCTTCCGATGCACCGTCACAATTTTTCAGGCTATCTGTCATTTTGTCAATCGTTCCCGGCGTTGCGTTCATCATTGCTTGCAGTCCGGAAAGAGATTCTGTGCCAAACATCGTTGCGAGTGCCTGTTCTTTTTCTTCGTCGGTCAAATCCGCAGTGGCTGTCTGTAAATCAGATACAATCGTACTAATGGATTTCATTTTGCCTTCGGAATCGTAAAAAGAAATACCGAGCTGTTCCATCGCCTCTCGTGCTTCGTCTGTTGGTTTGGACATAGAAACAAACATTGCCCGCAAGGTTGTACCAGCTTGAGAACCTTCCAAGCCAGCATCTGTCATAACGCCAGTTGCGGCTGCTAATTCCTCCATGCTAATTCCCAAAGAAGATGCTAACGGTGCAGCATATTTGAACGCATATTGCAAGTCGGATACGCCAGCGGCAGATTGATTCGCAGACTGTGCCAACACATCTGCTACATGGGTCGCATCTCCAGCACTGTCTCCAAATGCGTTCATTGCGTTGGAAACAGTATCCGCTACCAAAGACAAATCTTCTCCAGAAGCTTCCGCAGCAGAGATAATCCCAGGCATATCAGCGATAATCTGGTTTGCATCGCTGCCTTTTGCTGCCATTTCTGTCATCGCTTCCGCTACCTCGGAGCTGGAAAGAGAAGTAGATGCTCCCAATTCCAATGCAGATTCTCGCAGGGATTGCAGTTCTTCATCGGTTGAACCAGAGATTGCACCAACCTTCCGCATTTGCGTATCAAAATCAATGGCAGAATCTGCCGCTTTTTTCAGTCCAGCTGTTGCAAGACCAGCGGCTGCCGTTTCTACGGCGGTAATTTTCCCACCAAGGCTGCTCAGATTGTCTCCAGCCGATTGCAATCCACTGCCAATGGATTCTGCCGATTTTCCAACAGATTCCAACGCCTTACTTGCCTTATCGGAAAGGGCAGAGATGGTATTTAATGTGTTTTTGGCAGTAGAAACAATGCTTTCTATTACATCAGGGACTTTAGAAGCTGCTGATTGAATTGCAGAAAATGCGGATTGGAACACGAGCTTTACAGTTCCGGCTGCCGCAGATGCAAACGGCTTAATGGCGTTAATTTCTGCAGAAATAGTCTGGAATGTCTTGGATTCAGAAACTGTTCGCTGAATGGAATTTTTGAGAGCTTCTATTCCCGTTTTCGCCTTTTCTGCTGTTGAAGATAAGATTCCAAGAGCCTTGTCTTTTGCCGCTTCTGCTAGTGACTTCATCTGAGATGCAGCAGACTGAATTGGCGAAATTAGCTCTTTCATTTTTGTTTCCAGATTTTGCAAAGCAGTTCCGGCAGTACTGTTTTGGAATGCTTGCATCATCTGCTCTATTTGCGTTTTTATTTTTTGAATAGTAGGAGATGCCGCTGTCCATTGTTGAAATCCATCAGCAAGAGCGGCAATATCTTCCTTTGCGGATGCTGATGCCGTTTTCACAGGTTGCATGCTGGTGCTAAGCTTTTCTGCCATGCTTTCCGCTTTTTTTGTTGCGGTATTGATATTGCTTACAAAACCTTTGATGTCTGCTGTAATTTTCGCAGACAGCGTATAATCTGCCATACACTCACCCCCTCGCTACTATTTTTGCAATCGAATCCAAAGAGCCGTTCAGCGTTACCTTGCACTGCGTTGGGTCATCCAGATGGATTTCCAATTCTTCAATCGTCATCCATTCGTCAATTCCGAGTGGCGTATAAACCACTTTCACTTGAAAACCAGCCTGCAAGCACTCCACACCATCTTCCACTAGTCCCAAATCCACTGCGGATACGGAAAAAGTTGCTTTGGGTTCTTCCAACGCCAGTACATGGGCAACCACGGCTTCTCGTTTGGTATATTTATCTGGGTTACTCTCGCTAAACGAGAAGTTCACTTTTCGGACAATTGGTCCGTATTTGTTCAGCAAATATTGATTGAAAGCTCGTGATGCTGGATATTCACGATTTGACATATAATAATCTCCGAACTTCCCGCCGGTGAACCAAACAACGAGATTGCTCGGTGTAATTTCCGTATCATTTCCACCATAAAAACTGAATGCTGCGTATGGCTTTATATCTATTTTTCGGTTGCCATCACTATCGAAGTCGGATTCCGTCACCTCTGGATAAATCATTGTTTCCGTAGCGTCCGATTCTCCAGTAGTGTTATCCGCATTAGAACTCGACACTGGAACAATTCCAGTATAAAAATCTTCTGCTATATAAGAAGAAGAAACATCTGTGATATTGCCGCCAAGTTCCAGCTTTTGTGTCTTAATTGTATGATTGCTTGGGTCTCGATAAGCGTACCGAATGCAGCCAGTGTGCAGAACGTCTGTCAGTGGTTCTTTTTGCGTGTATGGGTCTACAACTTCTGCTTGAAAATTGCCGCCAAAATAGTCGATAATTCGAGACTGTAATAGCTCCATTGCTGTTTCTGCTTGTGTCCAATATCGTACAAAAGAAATGTTGTCTATGTAGTAAAATCCGTTGCCATCTGGTTTCAAAACTTTTGTTTTGCAGGCAGAATCTTCATAGACCACGCTACTCAGATAATATCCGTTATTGTAGTCCACCTGCGGGACGCAAACTTTAGCACCTTCTGGAATTTTCGTTTCTTTGTAGAGAATTTTTTTGCCGTCATAGCTGTACCATGTTCCGTTTCGGAACACGGTGCTTGCGTCTGTGTTTGCATCTACTGCTGCTGTATAGCATTGATAATCCGTCCAGAGGGAGAATACAAGAAAATTGATAAAATCTGGGATACTGTTATAAATAGAGGGATATGGCTTTGCAACGCATACCGTATCATTTAGCATTCCCAGAACGCCTTCGCAGGTGTATGTTCGATTCCCATACAAATCTCGCTCTACTTGTGTCGGTCGTCCAACCCATATCACATTTTCACCCACAGTGTCTTCATCGTGCCGCCGCACATTATCAGATACGACAGTAACCCAGCACTGTAAAACCTGTAGTACTCGTTCATCGTCTACTGGGATGGTAAAAGTAAATTTGCCTGCTTTGGTTGCACTCGTTTTCAAAACCGCATCTTTCAGAAAATAGCCATTCTTCGGGTCAAACAGTGGCAATCTCGGAATAATTCCGTCCCTGCAATTTTCAAATGGAAAGTAATAGGCTGTATACATTATAACAACCTCCTGCATCTGCATAGAATTGCAATTTGGCTTCCGGCAGTGCCTCCGGTGATTGTAACCGTCACGCTGCTGTTGTGCTGTAAATAAGAGCTGATAGAAAACACCGCTTTCCCGTTTGCTTCTTCGATTTCTTTAGCAGTTCCGTTGATGGTTACCGTGCAAGGAAATTCTGCAATGACTGTAACCTCTCCATAAAGTCCACCAACCCTGCCATTCGGAGCATACAGTGTTTCTGTAATTTCTCCAGATTCGCTCAGTGTCAGTGCATCCGGAAGGCTTCCGGAAAAATCGGTCGCATCCCAAAGGAATCCCTTTTGCAATGGAAAATTATCATAGCAATACGGCTCTATATCGGCGGAAATGGTGAAAACAGCATGCTTGGCATCTTCCATGGTGGAATCTACGGTGCAGCGTCCACGATAGGCATAGCTGGAATTGCTGTCTGCAACAATGGTACAAACTTGCCCGTGCAACTCTTGCCGGACGTTTTGATAGAGCTTGTGCCATTCTGCCATCGTACAAGCTGCCACAAATGTTGCAGATAGCGTTGCATTCTTGTAAACCGGAGAGCCAGTCAAAGCTTCAGAATAATCCAGTAACCCGTTTCGCCCTGGAATATCTACGGTAAATGTTTCTACTTCTGGGGCAGTGGCAGAAAAATCCGTCCAATATAGCCCCAATCCATAGCCACCATTGGTTCTTCCAGTGTAGATGCCAACGTTCGCTTCTGCATAAGGCTGTTCTGCACTGATATATTGTAATTGATGGGATTGAATCCACCGAATTCCGGTTTTTCGTTCCTCGATACCATAAAACTCCAATCACGACACCTTCTTTCGTTTCCGCCCGTTTGCTTTGTAAATCGCTTCTACCCATGCCGTTCCTTGTGCTGCATCGGCTTCCAGAACCTGCTGCACGAGCTGTTGCTGTCGTTCTTTGTTGGTATGCTTCGGCTGCTTTTTCCAGAGCTTCTGCGGCTTTTTACCCTTTTTCCGGAACGCATTGGAAACTGCATTTAGAACCGCACCTGCCAAAAGGTTGGTATCTGCTACGACTTTGTTTTCATACGCTTTTAAAATCAACGCCCGTTCCGTTTCGGTCAGGGCGTTGTAATCTGCTTTGGAATAGCCGAATTGTACCGCAAAAAAAGCGAAATCTTGGCTTTTTCGGAACTGTTCCGCTTCTAGGTCAGGCTTTTCTTTACTGGTCGGAAAATATTCCCATTCCACCAGCCTTACCGGAATAAAAAACCGCAGTCCTCCTGAATCTGTTCCAGCGTTGCTGTAAACAGTGCACCATATCCAACATCCTGCACCTGCTGCTGAGCAAATTCCAGAGCCTTCTTGATAGGGGCATAATCCCCTCGGTCATCTGACAAGCCGTAAGCAAACAGCGTGCAAAGCTCCGAAATCGTTGGATATTTTCCATTTGTGATGGAAACCATCACGCCAGTAATGGCATTTCCAAGTATCTTTTCCAACTGCTCCATTCTGCCAATGGTATAATGCAAGTGGTATTCTTTATCTTTGATAAAATAGGTTTGCATAAGCTCCTCCTTATTCTGTTGTCAAATCTTCCGGCATATCCGTTACCTTTGCGGCATCTTCCGTGGAGAGATTTGTTAAGTCTGTTAAAGCCCCGTTGCCAGAAAAGCTCAAAGAATAGGTCATGCTGTCATCATACGGAGCTTCCAAGGAATAGTCCGTAATGCAAGCCAGACCGCCAAACAGCGGCTTTTTTTCCTTGGCATCAATGACCTTCAAGCAGACCATATCGCCGTTCTCAAAATATTGCCCAAGCAGCTTGTGCGATTCTGCATTCAGAATATAAATGCCATCGTTGTCAATCGACCATTCTTTCATGCCTGGAATTTGCTTTTTCCAGCCCCCAGTCATATCCTTGCTGGACACTTCCACCGTGTCAGCACTGCGGTTAATGGTCAAATTCTGCTGCCCTGAAATTGCAAGCAGCTTAGAACCGTCTGCGTTGTAGATGCAAAGCAGAATGTCCTTCCCGGCTTTTGCCGCATCTTCTGAAAAATCACAATAAAAATTGTTATCATAACTTGGCATCGTATTTCCTCCTAAATCTTACATTTCAATCCATAGCTCACCATGATTTCATAGGAAATCACAGCATGATATTCGTTTGTTTCGTCTTGTTGCAGAGATTGCACGCCAGTTTCTGTTTGCAGCACCAGTGTAATCCCATCCGGCAGTGTCAGGGATTCCGTCAACGATTCTTCTACCGACTGTATCATGCTGTAAATTTCTGTTCTGGCATCGCTCGGTGTAGCAATTGCATGAATCTGTACGGTAAAAATTTCCTTGAACATCGTTTTACTGGACGCATCCCGTTTTCCGACCACCTCTACAAATAGAAATGGAGAAGGGGTGTCCTTCTCCACAGCATCATAACAAGCATAACCGGTATTTTTCCGTAGATTTTGCAGTACGGCAGCAGCAATTTCTGCAAAGCCGGCTTTTCGCAGCATCATTCTGACCTCAGTCCTCCTTTAGCTCATCTTTTAGCATCTGTTCAAATTGAGGGTGAACGGCTTCTACAGAACGCTGCAAAAATCGCTTCCCTGGAACATAGGAGGCTTTCAGTCGTTTCCCAATCTGTGGAACAAATCGCCCCGGCTGCTGCCGATGCCCATATTCCACATGCGGTGCATAGTGCAGCGTGTAGCCGACCGCTCCATTGATGGTAGTATCCGATTCTTTCGGCAATTCAGTTCGGATGCTCTGCCGCAGCTTTCCTGTATCGGCAGGCGTGTTTCTCGTTGCTTCCCGTGTCAGCAAGCCAACGGTTCGGTTACAAACTGCAACGAAATCCGATTTTGATTTTTGCTCCAGTGCAGCAACTAACTCTTCTGTTCCGTTTAGAATGATTTTTATTTTCATGTTGTGCATCTCCGTTCTGGGAGGGTTTGATACCATCGTTCCAGATACAACATCCGCCACCGCCCATGCAAATCTTTGATGGAAGTAATCCGATAGTCTTCCGAACCAGCACGCACCACATCTGCTTCTTTACAGCGTGCCAGTGGAGCATCTGTCAACAGTTTTCGCTGCGTTTGGGTAACATCTCGCCCGACTAACTCCGCATCCTCTGCCGTCCATTCTGTGAATCGTCCTGTATACTCAGTACAAGCTGCACAAGGCTCTTTTAATGTAGTAATAGGATTGCCTAAAATATCTGTTCCGGTCTGGGTGGCTTTTAAGAGATGAATGGTGAAATAGTGCATGGTTGCTGCCTCCTATCACAAAAAATAAACCGTGCCGCTGCCGTTTTCCGCCGCCTTGGTTTCACGATAAGCGGTAAACTCATCTTCGTATTCCGCCAGAACATCTTCCACAAACGTAGTGGAAATTGTATCCGCTCCTTCAGAACTAATGCCTTCATAATTCCAACGCCGAAACAGCTTGACGACGACTTCCGCTGCAATCGGTTCTAGCATTTCCGGCAGTGTTGCTTCTCGTACTCGCAAGCAGATTCGCAAGCTTGCAATATCGCAAAGCTCTAGCAATTGCGGTGTGTTCTCCGCTTTCGGTTCATCCTGCAATCGAATCTGTACCCGCTCCAGCAGCGTCATGCTTACGCTCCAGTCGTGCCAGCAATCGTGCCAACAATGACGCCGTCCAGCCGCTCTGCAAACAATACAGCCCCCGTTAAAATCGTGGTCTCATAGTTTGCACGAGTATAATCTGCGGTGTGAGTAATGCCAACCAGTCCTGTTGCGTCTGTTGTAAAGCTAAATGCCTTGTTGATTTCCCCACCGGAGATTGCCGGATATGCCAGATTCAGGTTATCGGCAACGGTTGCATAGAATGTTCCTGCCGGAACACTGGAGTTAGACATGACTTTGACATCCAAGAAGGTCTGAAAATACGTCATGCCAAAAGCAGTCTGCGTGGTAATGTTGGTCTGCTCCCCAAGATATTTTGAAATATCCTGCGGATTTGCAATCACAATCACGCCATCGGTTGCATCGTTCTCAAAGAGTACCTGCAACTTTCCCCAAGCATCTGCTACGGCGGCTTGAAAGCCAGTGCCGGTTGCAGTGCCTGTACCGGTTGCCAAAAATGTCACCAAAGCGGAGCGAATGTTGCTCTGAATCTGTTTCAACAACTCATTGTCTGCCTGCGAAACCGCAAGGTCAAAGCCACTGCGTTGGATGGCTTCCAGCGTTACTGCCTTCCGGTACTTCTTGTAAGCCAGTTCATAGGTATTTGCCGGCTCTACTTCCACCTTGGACAGCGGAATCAAGTCGCCTTCTGCAACGTCTCCATTTGCCATGGTTACCTTGTTTTTGTATACTTTGATGATAGAACCGTTCGCCATTGCCGTGCGTCTGGTGATGCCCAGAAGCTCCTGCAATTTCTGAATGCCATCCACAAATCGATTGGTAAAATCAATCGACTGTGCCTTAGCAAAATCTGTGGTCAAATTGGTATTTGCTTGTACTGCCATAGTGAATTAACTCCTTTACTCAAATAAATTCATGTTGTCTCGAATCGCCTGTAACCGTTTCCCTTCATCGGGAATGGCGAAAATTTGTTCTTTCGTCATGCGTCCTGATGTTCCGGTCTTGGGTGGTTCGCCTTTGAGGCGTTCCTTGACGGCGTTTTCTACCGCTTCTGTAAACAGCGTTGCAAAGGCTTCCACCTGTGTTTTGGTGGTCTTTGCGTCCTCTGCAACCACAGCCGCTACTAGAGAATCCGGCAAATGAATGCCTTTTTCGGATAGCATTTCCCGTGCGGTTTTCTGCATTTGTGCCGCTTCCACCTGCTTTTGCAGGGCATGGAGCTGCTGCTTGTAGGAATCCCGCTCCGTTTCTGCTCGCTGCTGGTCGGTCATTTCTGATAGTTTCTTTGCTTCTGACTGCCGCTGCTCAAAGCCTTGGAACGCTTCCACAATCATCTGCGAAACCGCTTCTGCGGTCAAAGTAGAAGGCTCCGTTGCCGGTTCTGTCGGCGTAACAGGCGTTTCGGTTGTTGTAACCTGTTCTGTACTGTCTGCCATTATGATTCACTCCTTTCAAATACCTTCCGCAACCCTTCCAGCGTTTGGACGGCTTCGGTTCTAGCCTGTTCTCTGCCATCATCATCCAGAAGAATCAAGCAGGGAAGGCGTTTCACATGGTGCTGCCGTGCCATGGCATTTCCGCCGTACACATCATCTGATCGGAAGGTGTACAACGGAATGCCGGTCTGGGCTGCATATTGCTCTGCCACCGGCTGCATTTGCTTGCAGGGCGGGCAGTAGTTCGCATGAAAAAAGAGAAGCTGCATAAGATTGCTCCTTTCTGTTTTCGGGTATGAAAAAAGCACCTCAGAGAGATGCTTTTATAAAAATGATTCTTTTTTGTAAATATTCTGTTCTTATAGCCTTCCAATTACAGCACCAAGAAAAATCTCAAATGGTTTCCCAAGAAATTCCTTTGCTTTCTGCATCATGCCGTTTTGGGACAAATATTCTCTGCCTGCTTTCGTAATTGAAAACGTACCGACTTCTAAAATCTGTTCCATATCCTTTGCGGCAATGTACTGAATGCCAGAAACATATCCGGATTCAATCAATTCTCGCATAATTACAAGCCAGTATGTTCTTGTAATATGGAACAGGCGACATTCCCATGCAACATCTGCAATCGATGTTTTTCTTCCGGATTTCAGGCACTCATATAGATACTTGAGAATTTTGTACATGATAATTTCCATATCATCTTTCGCCATATAATCACCTCAAAATTTTACTTCTTGTTTGTGGTTAAGCGTTGCAGTTGATTTTCATAGCATGTAAACAAAGGAAAACGCTCGCCATAACCGCCTTCTTGTTTTCCTTCTATATCGCTTTCAACTGTAATTGTTTTCTTACCTTTTATCGTTGTAATGTCCACAATTGTGCCAGGAATATTCTTTTCTTTTATTAAAACTTTTTCAAATAATTCAAACATGTTTTTTCCCTTCTCGATGAGCTGTAATCAATCGTGGCTTACTTTCTGAATTATCTTTTTTCCAAACTACTTTAAAATTTCTCTTTTTTGTTACTCCCAAATCCATATACATACAAAAATCAATAGAACCATCTGGCTTTTCTATGCGTGCAAAAGCTGTTTCCATATTGAAATTCAATGCGATGTCATCGAAAAGCAACTCATAATCATCAGGTGTATAGCCAACATCAAAAAATTCTTTTGAATGCTTCGCACCTGGTTTCAACAAAAACTTTTTTATTTTATCTGGATGAATCTCAAATCTTTCATCTGTTTTTATTATACCATCTTTCTGCGTATCTGTCAATAAAATTGCATCTGATTTTCCACTTCCAGAATCGGCGTTCAACCGCCTCTTTATCGTCGCCAAATCCTCGACCACCGGCATAACGGTACATCTGCACCAAGGGTGCATCGGTGGGAAATTCAAGCCGGCATTCCGTTTGCTGATTTCAAATGTCTGTCCACTCAACGCACGGCAAGTTTCACAGGTGCGGTGGTCTTCTACACAGAGATATTCATAATGCGTATAAGCTGCATTCCGTTCAAATGGTCGAATTTTCGCTTCATTGGATAAGTACGTATCTTCTGTAAAAACCAGCCGTTCTGCTTGCTTCTGCGATGTATTTTCAAACTTCTGCTGCAAGATTCTTGACATGGTCCTATAATCTTCACCACGAATCAGACCGTTTGCAATCTCGTTTTGTAAAGTCTGTGCTAAGGCTTCTCGGTTTGCCCAAATCCGTTCAGAAAAATCTTTGCCATTACACCAAGGATTTCCAATCACAACTTGCAGCATCTCGCTATCAATCCGGTAAAAATTCGTCCCGAATCCCAACTTCTCCGCTGCATAGTTTGCATATTTCAACACCTGTTTCTCAAAGTGTTCTCGAAATTTCGTTTGCTCAATCGCTCCGATTTTCAACTGCTGCAACACGCTGGAAGTTTGTAAGCCTTCCAAGCGGTTCAGTTTGTAAATGCTTTCCCGAACGGGGAGCAGTTCGGCAAACTCTGGATATTGCTTTGCAAATTCATCCATGTTTTGCAGCAGCAGTTGCTTGTCTGCATCCGGTAATTCTAGCAGCAATGTTCGGAAGGCAATCACATTCTCTTCACCATATTTTGCATAGTACGCTGCGATTTCTTTGTCCAGTGCTGCATATTCCTGTTCATAGTATTTTGATAACTCCGAGAAGAGCTGCTTTTCGTCTTTGCTTAAAGAGGCATCCAATTCTTGCAGTCGCTTGCTCCAGTAGGTATCACTCTGCATCGCCTGTCACCCGCTCCGCCTGTAACGCATCCGCCGCCTCACCGCCGTTCTCCAAGTCGATTTTCTCCAGTTCTTTCTTCGGGTCATCGACGGCAGAAATGACAGAAAGCTGCGTCTCTTTGGAAGTCACGCCTGCCATTTGAGCGGCGGTCTGTACCTCTTCGAGCAAGTTCTTTGGTGCGTTCTGCGTGAATTGATAGGTAATACCCAGATACGCATCCGCTGCCATTTTCGTTGCCGGATGGCTTGCAATCAGTTTCCATCGCTGATTCATGCCGGAAGAAAATTTCCGTGCTTTGTTTGCCGCTTGATTTTTCATCGGTTGTAGCTTGTACGCAAGTGCTGTTCCGGAGCTGCTGCCGAAGCTTTCATCGGAAATATTCGCCACCATAGATTGCATAAAAATTTGGTCTTCCAAGCGGTCTAGCAAATTCTCCTGCGTTGCATCGGCAGAAGGCTTCTGCAAAAATTCCACTTGAATCCCGTTCAGAATTTCCGCGTCGGTGGGCGGAACATGAATCACACGGTCGTTTCGGATGGTGTGCAGCTCCTGCTCGTTCAGTTTCAAACCTTTCAACAGCAAATACGCATCTGCAAAATAATCCACATCATTTGCTTTTTCTGAGATGGCTTTTTCATAGGCAGTGATTGCAGATTCTACTTGTTCAAATGCTCCTTGCCGTTCCTCGTTTTCAAGGTATTCAATGAGCGGAACGCCTGCAAAATAGTGTGGAATCGCATCCAGATAATGCAAGCCGCCTTTATCTGAAAACGGAATCTCCATGCTGGAAGTGTAGACGCTGCCTACGGTTTCACCATCGGATTTCTGATAATATCGCACACCATAAAGCGGCTTCCGTGCAATCGTATCATCATAAATGATAAAGCATTCTAACGGCGATGCGTAAGTAATACAAATCTGTGCAGTTTCATCCGTGTAAAGCAACTCAAAGCCACTTCCGTAAATGCTGCAATATTTGGATAATTCTGAATTGTTGTCGTCTTGGTCATTGTAGTGTTGAATCTGTTCCAGCTCTTCCGAAACAGTTTCCTCTGGGTGCATCGTCTTGACTGGAATGCCGATGAAATAGCCGTTTAGCGTGTCTACAATGTACTTCGCAAAGTTGCAAATAATCCGGTTGTCCGGCTTCCATGTTGGTTTGGGTGGCTCTAATTGAATTGGATGTCGTCCTTCGTATAAATCTTTCAGATACCGAAACCGCTGACAGTCGGTTTTGTGTTGATTCATCCAATAGGAGAGCCGCTCGGTTGTCAGCTCTGTATCTGTGGAAATCGTATAGTAGTCTTGCCTTCGGAACATGTTGCCGCCTCCTTATAGCCCCCCCATCACTCTGGAAATGCTTGCTTCTTCGCCCATAATTGTGTTGACAAAATATCGCACGTCATCCATAGCATGGTCGTTTTCCTTAATTGGCCTGTCTTCGCTGCATGATTCGTCCCAGCGATACAAGCCAAATTCTCGAATGCAGCCCTTGCAATCGGGAGAGAACTGCAGTTTCCCCGCCTGTAACGCAGAAGAAACTCTCCGGATGCCATCTACAACCGCATTCTTGCCTTTCCGAACGGTGAAATCCGCATTCCGCAGTTCTGCAATGAAGCTCGCTGCGGACGGGTCAACAATGACACATTCAATCTTGTGGCTGCCTGCCAATTGTTGAATCCGTTGCAGATATTGGGCATTGGTGAGCTGTTTGCGTGTCTCTCTGCCACTGTAGTAGTATTCTGCCGCTCGGTAGGCGGTTGTTCCATCATAACACCAAAGCCCAGCAGAGAAGGCGTTTAGCGTGCCATAGTCCACGGAAATATACCATTCGCCTTGCGGATTGTTCCGTTGTTCTATGTGCTTTTCTCGGTCGAATTGTGGATAAATCAAGCCCTCAGCAACGCACCATTCGCCCAAGATAAAGCGGTGATAGAACACGCCTGTATATTCCGCTTTTACCGCAGCCACATACTGTGGGTCAAGCATTGTATTGTCTTCCAATAAAAAACGCATGGTCAACATATCCAGTTCAGCCATGCGGTCAATGTATTCTCTTTTTAGCCAGTGCTGGGGGCTGTCGGGATTGGTCGTTGCAATCAGCTTTGCACCAGGCACACGCAAACGGGACAGCAGCATAACAAAGAAATCCTTTGGGAACAGCGTCAATTCGTCGCAATACGCACCTTGTAGGGTCAGCCCTCGAATTTTTCCTTCGCTGCGTGCATCGTTTGCACCTTCCAGCAGAATCCGCCTGCCGAACAGATAGGCTCCTTTGGCAGAGGTTGAAAAAGAAAAATTACTTTGCCCGAACATGGCTTCCAGCGGAATCAAACAGTTTCGTTTCAACGTGGTCAACGACTTTCCGCACATCAGATACAGCTGATTTTGTGGCATGGTAGCCAGCCAGAACCCCCAGCATACCAATGAAATCCACGTCTTCCCAGAAGAAACAGACCCTTCCAGCAAGTTAATCCGCTGCAACTTCTTTGTTCGCCACAGTTCCATCAATTGCCGCTGCTTCTTCGTGTAAATCATCTTCCACCCCCTGTTCCTGCATTCCTGCAATCAGCTGTTCCGTCATGCCGTTGCTCGGCTTGTCTTGCTTCGCCGCCTGCCGCTTTTTCAAGGCCAGTTCTTCCCGTTGTACGGTCTTTCCAAGTACGTCCATGACCTTATCAAATGCTTTGGTATCTCGATCTTCCGTGACAGCCTGAAACATGGCGACCAGCAGAAGCATTTCGTTGTCTGCGTCCTCTTCCGGAATGCCAAGTGCTTTCAACAATTCTGTTTGACTGGCAGTCGGCTGCAGGGAAAGCAGCAGCTTCATTTTGGCTTTCATGTCTTTTTTTCTGCGGCGTGCTTCTCCGGACTTTTTGCCACCTTTTCTTGCAATTTCTCTTTGTTCGTTCTCTGTTCGTTCGTCCATCGGAATCAGGTTTTCTTCATTTGCCAACGTCCTCCCTCCGTTTTTCAGGTATAAAAAATCCGGACAGGAAGTTCTCCCATCCGGATTTCATTTTTTGATGTTACCATTATAGCACGTTGTAACTGTGTCAAACAAGTCCATCTTTCAGCAGTTGCAAGGCTTTCCGGTGCATCCGTTTGGATGTTGATTCAGAAATGCACATCTTTTCGTTGATCACTTCCCATTTCATTCCCAGAATGTACCGTGCCCGCATCAGCATCCGCAGTTCGGACGGCAAGGTGAAAATCGCCCGTTCCACCGTGATGACGTCCTGCATCAGGTCGGCTTTTTTCGTTTCGTACAGGGCAGAGAGGGTTTCCAGCTGCTCGATGTATCGCTGCACCGCTGCCACAGGCTCTCCCTTGCTCTTTGGTGTGTTGTCATAGCAAACTGCCTTGGTGTTCCGCGCGTCCGCTCTGAGGGCGGCAATCCGGCTTTCCAGCTGCTGTAATTCTTTTTGTTTGTGCTTGCATTGGAGCAGGGTTTCTTTTGTCATGCATTTTCACAGTCCTTTCCACAATATGTTGAGAATTGACTTTATTATAATACTATATTTTGTGTCATCCGTCAAGCTGTTGTTTTTTGATGGATCAATTGTTTTATTGCCATTAAAGCCGTGTCAATTGCTGCAATGTCTTTGGAAAAAGAGTTTTCTTCGTCCTCAAGCCCTTTCTCGCAGTCCTCACGGTCGTTGCGTAAATCTTCCAGCTGTTGAACTGCATCTGCCAGCTTTTCGAGTGGGATTTCTTCGCCGCTTGCAAAGTTGCCCTCTAAGGCGATGTTGCCCCCATCTTCTCCGATTGCAACGACTGTTACGCTCTGTTTGAGTATAACCGCCGCAACAGTCACAGGGGTTGTTGGCGTTGCTCCAACAAATGACATTGTCACAACATTCGCATACTTGTCATCAATCTCAACAATCAGCTTTTTCATTTTCTTTCTCCATTTCCGCATTGAGTATGTCTGCAACATAACACGCTGTTTCATAGCTATCAAAGTAAGCAGTTGGATTTTCTCCATCGCCAAAGTCGGTAAGTGGCTTCATTTTCCCGTCAGCGTGGTCGAATACAACTGAGAACTCTTCTGCTCCAAAATCTCCCCAATCGTGTTCAAAGTTCGGGCAAAATCGGTCGTGCATCTGTTCCAGCCTTAACAGCAACCGTATTTTCTTTGCAACCTGTTCGGCACGCTTTTTGGTTTTGAAACAGTTACCATTAGAAATACGGTCAGTTTCAAAAGAAGTTGTTCCCTTGACTTTATCCGTTACTCCAAAATCGCTTCTGATAAAGAAATAGCTCTCGCCAATCTCTGGCTTCCACAGCTTCTGTTCTCCCTGCTGCATCTTCACTTCTTTCTGCAAAGTTTCCAGCTTAGTCAAAAATTCGGATTTCAGTTCTTCAATTTTCTTTTCGATGTCGTTCATTTTAATTCCTCCTTTTCCGCCTCCGTGATCTGCACGAATACGCCCGGAACTTCCGCCCAGTACTTTTCCAATACTGCACTGTAGATCTGCTTGTCATCGCCCCAGTAGTGCAGTCTGGTCATGATGTCGAATAACGCCTTGCAGAGGTTGTCCACGTCTGGCTTGTTGGTATAAGGTTCGCCGTCCTGATGTTTGGCTTTGATCGGATAGCACCACTTCACAACGACCTGCACAGCACCATGATACGGCTGTTCAGGGATGTGCTTCATCAGGTGGGCGGCAAGTTTCGCTTCCGCCTCGCCGTTGTTCCGCTTGTAGAAGTGATGCACGCCGTGCTTGTCAACGGTGTGTCCTTGCTGTTGGTGCGTACTGGTTGGCGGTATCATGGGCATAAAAAAAGTCGTCATATTGTTTCCTCCATTTTTGGTTTTTCGTTTGTCAATGAAAGGGGAAAAGTGTTAAAAGAGTGCTGTGCTATCGCACTCTTTTTACTTTTACCCATTGACGTCAATTTTGCGACAGCGAAAATAGTATATATATATACACTGTTTTCGCAATTTTTTTCGCATTTTTTCATTTGCTTGTTTCTCTAACAATATCGCCGTTTTTAAGAATAAATCCATCATATTCTTTTATGCGATTTTCAATGGTTCTTCGGCTTACGCCCAAATACTCTGCCATGTTCTGAACGGTCACCGTTCCATCCAGATTGCAGGCATTGAAGGCGTTTTCAAAAGCTGCTTTCTTGTCGGCTTTCTGTGCTGCATAGGTTTCTTTGGTTTTTGCTCCCCGTTTCTTGTTTCCCCGCTGATAGGGCATCAAGTCCACTTCCATCTGCAAATCTTTCAGCACACCGACTGTATCTTCCACATGCACGGGATACCGGAACCACAGGTTCTTCGGCTCGAACTTCGGGAACTCTCGCAGCGTACCATCCAGCCGCCACGCCGTCCGCTGTCGCACTGTCCGTTTGATGGTTTCCATCTCGCTGAGAAACGCTTCATAGACGGCTGGCGGCAGATTGTCCTGACACAGCTTCAGGGCTTCTACATGGCTCAGCAGGGCATCCGGCGAGGCATCCGCCAACACTACCGGAGCATGCCGCCGCAGCTGTTCCACGCACGCATCACAGATCGCCGTGTTGGTTTCCTGCTTGCGGATGTCCTCGGACAGTTCCAGTTCTGTCAGGTCAAGCAGGGCATCGGGGTCACGGGCAAACACCCCCGAACCGGATGCTCTATCCATGCTGCGTTTGCCGCCCTGAGCCCCCTTGCTGTGGTGGTGGCAATAAATCACCGCACAGCCCAACTGCGTGCACACCTTGTCAAACTGGTTGCAGAAATGTGCCATCTGGTCAGCACTGTTTTCATCGCCCGTGATGACCTTGTAAATCGGGTCGATGATGACAGCAATGTACTGTTTTTTCTTGGCTCGCCGAATCAGTTTCGGGGCAAGCCTGTCCATCGGCTCGGTCACACCACGCAGATTCCAGATGTCAATGCTCTGGAGATTCGCCGCCGGCAGTTCCATTGCCTGATACACATCCCGAAACCGATGCAGGCAGCTGGCTCTGTCCAATTCCAGATTGACATACAGCACACGCCCCTTTGCACATTGCCAGCCCAGCCACTGCCTGCCCTCAGCAATCGCAATGGACATTTCAATGAGGGCGTAGGATTTGCCGGCTTTGGAAGGTCCTGCAATCAGCATTTTGTGTCCCTGCCGCAGCACGTTTTCAATGAGCGGCGGCGATAGTTCCGGCATGTGTTCCCACGCTTCCGCCATGCTTTCAAACTCTGGCAGGTCATCGGTGACACTGTCGATGTAGTCCTTCCACTCTGCCCACGAACCCAGCCCGATGTTGGTTGCAACTAAGAATTGCTTCTTTCCGTTTCGCATCACGCCCGGCATTCTGGATAGACGGGACGGATTCCGGTTCTGACGGTCGACTTTCAGCCCGTTTTTGTCGCAAACGTCATAGAGGAAATCCACTCGCTTCCGGTATTCCTCGTAGTTGGGAGCATCCACCCGTACAATGGCATGTAGGCTCTTGCCGCCGCTGTAAACCAAGCAGGCAATGGGCAGCTGCATTTCATGCAGGATTCCGTTCTGCCGTTCGATGTCCAATACATCGGATTCCACCAGTGCATAGCGGTATTCCGTCACATTTTCATTCTTGCCGCCCTTGCCGTCCAGCGGATTAAAGCGGATCCATGCTCCGGCAGCTTCGGCGTAGTCCCCGAACACTGCTCCAATGTCATCGCCGCATTTGCCCAGAGCCTCCAGCAGCTGCCCAGCGGTGCGGTCGCAGCAACCAGAAGTCGGAAGATACTTGCCGTCTTTGTTCTGCCATGTTTCCGTCACATAGCCCACGAAATCTTCTGCTTCAAACAGCGTTTCGATGTAGCAGGAAAGTTCCTGTGCTGGATTCCATGCGTTCGGTTCGGGGATGGGAATGTCCTGTGCTTCTTTCCGGCTGGTGACGACATAATCTTCCCCGATGAAGTCATCCCACCCCAAAGCATGAGATTCTTTCCGGGGACTTTGTGGGCGGTAGCCGTTTTCCAGTGCCAGATGCACGATCGTTCCGGCGGTAACGGGATGTTCGCAACCGGCAAAGGTTCGCCATTTCTTTTCGCATTCGCCTTTGTGATAGCGTGCAGCATCCCGCTGTGACCAGACATCCCAGAGCGAGCAGTCATAGCCGGCATCTTTCAACGCCATGCCCACACCACACCATTCCTGATAAGTCAGGGATGCCGGGTCGATGTAATCCAGCAGTTCATCCAGGTTGTCGTCTTTGTAATCCATTTATCCGTTCACCTCTGTCGGCACATACTCCGCCGCTGAGATCGTCCTCGGCACACGCCAGCCGTTTGCAGCAATGCGGTTGATCAGATTTTTTGCCGCATCGAATTTCCAGCCGCCGACGTGCTGAAACCCGTACTTTTCCAAGCAGCGAATTTGTTTTGGCGTTGCCAGTCCGCTTTGCTGTCGCTGAGCCACCGCACGCAGAATCTGTTCTGCTTTTCCGGCACTCTCTACGGCATCGGGATTGATGCCCCGTTTTTCCAGGTCTTTTTTCTGCTGGGCGGTCGGGGGGTTGGATTCCCACCCGAACGCCGGAACATAGCCAGACAAATCCTGCGACTGAATCGACAGTTCATATTGCAACGGGTCGACCAGCTTCGATTTTCGTTTTTTCATCGCTTCCAGCTTTTCGGCAAGTTTCGCTTCTCGGTCTGCTACTACGTCTTCGGATGCCCGATTCTCTGCTGCTTCGATGTCGATCGGGATGCCGACTTGCTCTTCCAGCTGCTGGGTCATCTTCTGCTGCACTTCTTCGTCCTCGCAAATCAGGCACGCCGGACGGCAGAGTTCATGCTTTTCGGTATTCCACAAAAAATCCAACAAGAGTAAGTGGTCTTTGCCCTCTGCCAACCGTGTGCCACGCCCGACCATCTGACAATACAGAGCACGCACTTTGGTTGACCGCAGCACGACCACGCAATCCACCTCCGGACAGTCCCAGCCCTCTGTGAGCAGCATGCTGTTGCAGAGCACGTTGTACTTGCCATCCGCAAAGTCTTGCAAGATTTGTTCTCGGTCATCGGATTCGCCGTTGACCTCTGCCGCACGGAATCCGTGCTGACAGAGGAAATCACGGAACTTTTGAGAGGTTTTGACCAGCGGCAGGAATACCACGGTTTTGCGGTCGGCACAGTGTTTTGCCATTTCGGCAGCGATCTGATCGAGATAGGGGTCTAACGCTGTGGCGATGTCCCCCGGTTTGTAATCGCCGGCAGTTGTTCCAACCTGTGTAAAGTCAATCTGAATCGGGACGGTCAATGCCCGAATCGGGGTTAAGTATCCCTCGTGGATTGCCTGCGGCAGGGTGTATTCATACGCCAAGCTATCGAACACCTTGCCCAGATTTTGCTTGTCGCCACGGTCTGGCGTTGCCGTTACGCCCAGCACATGAGCACCGGAGAAGTGATTCAAAATCACCTGATAGCTGTCCGAAATGGCGTGGTGTGCTTCGTCAATGATAATGGTCTGGAAGTAATCGGCAGGGAACTGAGCAAGGCGTTTCTGCCGCATCAGGGTTTGCACGCTGCCCACAGTGACCCGATACCATTGCCCCAGACAAGTTTGTTCTGCCTTTTCTACGGCACATTTCAAGCCGCTGGTGCGTTCCAGCTTGTCCGCTGCCTGTTGCAGCAACTCGCCCCGATGTGCCAATATCAACACCCGATTGCCGCTGCGAACTTCGTCTTCGGTGATTTTTGCAAAGACGATGGTTTTGCCGCAGCCGGTGGGCAGAACCAGCAGCGTGCGGTTTCTGCCCACGTCCCACTCCCGATGCACGGCGGTGCGTGCCGCCTGCTGATAGGGTCTCATTTGCATCTTGTATCACTCCTTAAAACTGACCTTTGTTCCAGCCGCCCTGCGGTGACTGCCACGGCTGCGTGTTGTTCGGCTGCGGTGCGGTGTAGGTCTGCTGTGGGGCACTCTGAGCAAGCTGCGGCTGGTCATAGGAGGGATACCACTTTTCAATCTGGTTTGCCTGTCCAACGCCGCCATCTTTTTTGTCATAATTGCGGATTTTCACGTGACAAATGCCGCTTTTTCCATTGACTTCCTGCCAGTTCATCCGTGCAGCCTGTCCCTTTTGCTTCATGCCGATGCTGGCGAAAAATTCCGACAGCTTCCATTCCATCTTCGTGTGCAGGAACAAGTTTTCCTGCAAGAGCACGCTGCTGCCGTCAGGGCTGAATACCCGAAAGTGGAGAATTGCCTTGTTGCAAGGCGGAATTTTGTCAGAGCCGTTGTGTCTGGCACGGTCGAACTTCTCCACGGTGAAGCGATAATCGCCCTCCGGCAGCAGAATGAAGCTGCTTTCCTGCTGGATTTCATCATCCCAGCCCAATTCGTGACCCTGTGCAGTTGTGTTATAGTTTTCCATGAAAAATACCTACCTTTCTAAATTTACCTTGATTGGTTTTGTTTGCTTGCATTAAAATGGTACGTTTCGGTTCTGCTGAATCAGGTCGAAGATGTTTTTCCACCACGGGATGCACCAGCCTTCTACGAAATCCTGCGGATACTGATTGACGGGCATATCTTCCGGAAAATATCCCTTTTCCCCAACAACCTGTTGCAGTTCTTCAGGGGAAACGTGATTTGCTTCCATCAGCTGTGCAAGCTGCGGAAAGATGCCGTCCAACGAATCCGGCGTTGTAACAATCGGCGTTGCAGTTGCAAAATCCTGTTCGGTCGGCAGTCCGGCAGCCTGTGCCTGTTCCATAAGCTGTTGTGCTTTGGATACCGGTGCAGGGGCAGGGGTAGTAGCAAAGAGGGAAGCAATCGAAGCGTATTCCAGTGGCAGCATTTCGGGCAGCCCGAACCGATTCTTTGCATCCCACCATGCGGACTTTGTGGTATACATGACCCGATTGCAGGCGGTTGCCTTGTGTTTTTTTCCCTTGTCATCGGTTGCAATTACATGCGTCTGGAACGCCAGAAACAGGGTGATGTCCGACCACTCTTTTAATAGTGGTGCAATCTTGTTGGTCGTTTTGTTTCCCAGTTTCAATTCCCAGTGGTCATATTCTGCATCAATTTCCGGCAGAGAGGCTTTTCGGGTGATTGCATGGCAGAGCAAAGCGACATGGATGCCTGCCTGAATGAGTCGTTCGGTGCTGTCCAAAAACCGCCCGATTTCTTCGGCTTCATACTCCCAGCCCTTGCCGTAGCCGAAGCCCTCGATGCCGTTCACGTTGTGTTTGCTGCACAGCTGTGCAATGGCAAGGCGTTCTGCCCAGTCGAAGGTATCAATGACGACCGTCTGATACTGCCGCTGTACATGAGATTCCAGCACAAATTGCAATTCCTGCTGCAACATCTCCCAGCTGGTGGGCTTCGGCAGCCGCCGAACGTTCATTTTGGAGGTGCTGCCCTCGCAGTCAATAAAGACCGCTCCCGGCAGCTGTGCCGCCAGGGAAGTCTTGCCAACGCCTTCCTGTCCATAGATGACCAGCTTTATGCCGGAGCTGGTCTGAATGCCGTTTGTTTCTTCAAAATTCATTTAAAATGCTCCTTTCGTCGACCACTTTTCAAATTCTCTGAGTTCTTCTTCGGTAGGTTCATCATTTTCTAAGCCGTATATACACCCGCTTTCAAAGGTACAGCCGTACAAGTCGTCACGTGTTTCTACCCAATCCGGATATTTGACCCAACCATGCTGACACCCTTGACAATACTTCATAACAGGATCTATGCAACGAGTTGGCTTGTCCATTTGTGCCACCGTCATTTCTTAAAATTTACCTGCTGTCCATGTAGGTGCAGCAGAAAACGACTGTCCTTCTTGATTGTTTACAGAATAGCCATCCTCAATAATGATGCTGCATTCATCACCAGTAGAAACGCGTGTGGCGATTGCCTGCAAGCCCTCTTGCTCCAGCCACTGCCCGAATGTCTGTAAAGTGCTGCTATCCATCTGTTCCAGCTTGTCCAGCAGCACAAAACCGCAGTCTGGATTCAGCTTGCGAACAATGGCAGTTGCCACACGCAATTGTTCCGAACCGCTCATGCTGTCCCACTGTTTGCCGTGATACTGTAACGCACCGTTTTCCACCGTCAGCCCTTCTAACGGCAGGTCAGCGGATTGCAGCAAGTCTTGCTTTTCTTGCCGGAGTGCGGAAATCTGTTCGGTCAATGCTTCGTAATCCTGCCGATAGGTCTTTGCTTCTTCTTCGGCGTGTTCCTTGTTCAGGTTGTCTCGAATTTTCATGTTGATGGCATCTATTTCCGCAATGCTCTTTTCCAGTTCAGCGGTAGATTCGTCCTGCAAATCTTGTGCGGACATCTGTGCAATCCTTGCATTCTGTTCTGCCTGTTCCAGTCGTTTTTTGGCTGCGTCATAGGCTGCCTGTGCAGCAGTGAGTTCCTGTGCATACTGAACGGCATGCTCTCGCTTTCGCTGATTTTCGCCGTTTCGTGCCAGTATCGCTTGCTGTTTTGCAAGGAGTTCTGATGCAGAAACAGGCGTATTGGGGACATTCTCCCAGCATTGCAACTCTGAAGCATATTTCTGCTTCTGGTCTGCGATTCTGCCGATGGTGGTTCTCTGGTTGTACAGGCGGCTTTCTTCTGCTTCCAGCTGTGCGAGTTGGTCGCCAATGCCAATGATTTGCAGCAGAATTGCCGCCTTTTCCTTGTCGGATGCATGCATAAACTTTGGCAAGTCCAGTGCTAACGCAGACAGGAACGAGTTTAGCAGCTGCTGTCCTGCCTTGTTCCCGTGTGGGTCGATGACTTTCAGGCTGCTGTTCTTGCCCTTTCGCTCCACAATCAGCCCGTTGGACAACTCTACATGCAAGATGGGGTCAGTGTATGCTCCATCCCTTGCCGCAGCAGTAGGCTTGTACTTGTCGCCGCCCAGTGCCCATGCAATCGCATCCAGCACGGAGGTTTTCCCCTGACAGTTGTTGCCGCCGATGATGGTCAGCCCGTTTGCAGACGGTTCCAGCTTGACCGCCTTGATCCGCTTAACATTTTCGATTTCCAGACTGTTGATTTTCACGCTCATTTTTCGTCCTCCCGATGTAGTTGTTCGTCTTCCCACTGGCTGTTATGTCGCCGCCATGCAACCCAGACCCAGAAGAGTGCCATTGCAATGCCGCCTAAAATCATTGTTTGCATGTTCTTTTGCCTCCTCTTTTATCCTTTTTCCTGCAGTGTTCGCAGGTTAAAAGCTGCTTGCCCTCTCGCTTCCTGCCGCATCGGGTGCAAAGCCCAGCGGCTCGCCATGCCTCTCTGACTGCCTTTCTCTTCGCCAACAGTTCTGCTTTCTGCTCTGGCGTTAATGCAGCGTACCAGAAGCGATGCCCTGCGTTGATTGCTTCCCGGCATTTCGGGCAAGTGACAAACCCGTCCGTTGCGGAAGCGTTACGGCATCGCACACAAACATGGTGGGCTTTATACCAGTTGTAGCTTTCCAGAGATTCCTGATTCTTCTTCAGCCGCCGTTCTTCTGGGGTCATCATTTTATCACCTCAATTTTTGGGCTGTAAACCTCGTCCCTGCAGCAGTTCAATGCAGCCAGAAACGTGGCTTTTTTGATGTCATCATCCAGCGTTTCCGTGATGCTGATAAACGCCGCCAGCAACATCTTAGCTGCATCTGCTCTGTTGAGCCCCATTGAATGAATGCGAACATCATGTTGATTCCAGTCACCTTTTACAACGATTTTTCCCATCTTTTCGCTGCTCCTTCCTGTTTTTATTTCGGCAGACTGGACACACATACCACCCGACAAACTGCCAGGATACGTTCCAATCCAGCCCGCACTGCTCACAGTACATGTATTTGAACCCGTTCCGATATTCAACTTTCCGGCTCATGCTCTGCCATCCGTTCTGGATGTTCTACGAACTCCGGATTCCGTTTGTAGAACTCCACAATCATCATCGTCAACGCTTCATAGACCGAACGGTCCGCCTGCTCCGTTGCCGGCACAACGCTGACTTCTATTGGTTTTTTCATGCTGCACCTCCTCCACAAAACGTATTTCTGTTTGCATTTGCAATTGCCATACCAATTGCAGCCCATGTAACCTGTTTCTGTTCTTCCTGCGGCAATACGCCAAGTACAGTAAGTAGCGTAGACAATTCCTGCACATCCACCGATAAATGCACATTTGTGCAAATTTGATGAATGGCAGCTAATGTGCTTGCATTCAGCATAAAATCACATCCTTTCAGATTTCAGACTGCATCCTGTTCAATCAGCGGCAATAGCCCATTCGTCTTCAGCAAATCATAGATAAACAGCCGTCCTTTCTGCGTCCAGTAGGTATGGACTTTGGTGTGCTGCTGCCCATCTGCTCCGGGGAACGTCTGCGTTTTGGTGCTGGTGTAGCCCTTTTCTGCATACTTCTGATACAGCAACCAGTTTTGCCCTTGCTTATACTGTACGCCATTCTGATGTAAATAGCGATTCAGCCAAACGCCAGACTTTCCGTAGTCCTTAGCGATGGAAGTAATGGAAAGCAAGTCTTTGCAGTTCAGAACCACATCATAATAGCTTGCCTTTGGTTGCAGTTCTGCAATCTGCTGTTCCTGTACGGCTACCGTGGTTTCCAGCTGCTTTCGTTGCTCCTGCTCTGCTTTCAGCTGGGTTGCAAGTTCAATCAGAAAATCCGGCGAGGTCAAAGCACGTTCCAACGTCTGTTCTGTCATGTATACCCCATGTTTCCGGATGGATGGAAGCACTTCCGATGTCACCCATTTCCGGAACGGCTTTGCCTGTGGCTTGTCGCTCCGGAGAATCACGGTGTATAAACCGGATTCGTTGATGATGGTTGTTTCGCCCTGACGACCTAAATCAAATTTAGTGCGTTCATCATCGTCAAGTTTCTTCGCAACCATTGATGGATTAGATAACTCCAGCACCTTGCAAACATCCGACAGCACAAGCCACGGTTCGCCGTTCACCTGTACTGTCCGGATTTCGGAACTCTCATAGTTCCATACCTGAATCTTGTTTTCGTCCATTTGTAGTTCCTCCATTTTTTAATTTACCCTTACGGGCGGTGGGTCGGGATACGCTCCCGACGGGCGTTGTTAGTATAAAGGCAAAGGTTGGAGGTAATTGCCTACGATGCTGCCACATCGTCCCCCGTGTTGCTGCCGGTAGGTCAGCAGGTGGCTTATTTGTTGTCTATTTTTATCGCTGTGAAAAATTCAGCGTGTGCCTGGATGATATTGATGTTCTCTTGCCCAAGAATTTTTTCGATTTTTTCTTTAAATTCTCTGCGTTCATCTACACATCGTTGAACTTCAACTTCATATTCTTCATGGTTGTCGAATGAAAAATCAAAACACGGAATCTCACTTGTTATCCAATTCCGCAAAGCTTCTCCACTTACGTGAATGTTCCATATTGTAACAAGGAAATTCTTGTTTTTAGCCGAATAATCGTCTACAAATTCGGACTTTGAAATGATTTCAATTTCAAAACGCTCATTTGAAAGTTTCATTTTCGTTCCCTCTCTCTTTACGCTCGCTCAACGCTCGTTTAATGCTCGCCGAGTGTTAAAAACAAGTGTTAAACATTCATTCATGCCGGAACAACTCGTTTACAGAGATGTCCGGAAAATAGTTTTCTTGAATTTTGATGGCTTCTTCCAAAGAAAATCGCAATTCACCGTTTACCTTTTTACAAAGTGTGTTGTACTTTAACCCGATGCATTCTTTCAGGCAAAGTCTTGTAACATGTCGCAAAATCATTTCTGCTTCCAGCCTTGGATAATACGCACTACAATCTCTTTTCACGTTCATCACCTCTTTTTCTCTATATTTTTTGATTCCGGTTGACGCTTTATAGAAAATATGATATAATAAAAGATAACGAAGGGAGGTGATTATAATGGCTTTTTCTGGTTTTTTAAATCGCCATGGAATCATGTTTGACATTGAACGGAATGGAAAAGTAATCAATAATGTTCGTGGTTTGCCTAATTCAGACGATGGGAAAGAGTATGTAGGATTTATGCCAGGAACAGATGTGCAGGTTGGAGATTGGCTCATAAATCCATCCGGTGATCGATTTTACGTTGAGAAAAGAAAAACAGAATACATTCTCTCAAATCCGTCTTATGTTGCAGCGTATACAGTGTTAGAATCTGATTATAAGAAAGAATCTTCGCAGCAACAACAGCAAACAATTATTAATGTAGGAGAAGCCCATCATTCTATTCTTGGCTCTCAGCAAAATGCGACAATCAATGGATGCTCCGCTGAAGATTTAGCAAAATTGATTGATCAACACGATTCTTGCGATAAAGAACTGTTAAAGGAAATGCTTTCCATGCTGAATGATGCGATTTCAAATAAAGAACCCGTGAAAAAAGGATTTCTTTCAAAATTCGCTGGCGTATTGCAACGGAACGAATGGATTACTGCACCTGTTGCAACGTTTTTTCTTGAATACTTTCTTTCTCAGTAGTCAATGTGCCAATTTGCAATAATGAATTGCTAATATCCATTTTAATCTCCAGAATCAGACGTTTGTCTTCGGTTCTGGAGATTTTGTATTCCAGAATATTTTGTATGTCTGAATCCGAAATAGATAAAATTTCTTGGTTGTGTAACCGCCCCAATTCCATTTCCACTATCTCCTTTCGTCTTACTCGCCAAGCGTTTCGGTTTTCTCCTGCCTGCTGGTTTAAGTTTTCCGCTGCCTGTCCTCGACTGATTTGGTTTACAAGCATTTCCCGTTTTCTTTTTTGGTATCCTGTACGGGATACCGACTCACGAAAAGGGCAAAGGCTGCGTTCACGAGAAGTTCAAAGAGTACAGCCTCACTCTGGGTAAGTTCCTGACAAATCTGTGTAACTTTTTGCCGTTCTTCCTGTTCCTTGTTGGTTGTCTGATTCATAAAATCACTCCTTTCTTTTGTACCCACAACAATTCTTTACAGCAGTTCCTTAAACCGTTCAACTGCCTTTTCGTTATAGCGGAATGCATCCACTTCTTTGCAGGAATAAGGCGACTTGTCTTTATAGAACTCGCCATATTCTTCCGTCTTCATGCCGTTCTGACTGGAAAGCCGTCCGATTTTCTGAGCAGATACACCCAGCATCTTTCCGATTTCTGTGGCGGTATACATTTTCTGTTCTGACTTTGGCAGTGGCAAAATCTCTTCTCCTGCAAGCACTTCCGCAGCTTTTGCAATCAGAATACTTTTGTAATCTTTGGACAGCGTGGTTTCTATGTTGGCAAGTTTCAAGAACTGGTTCGACATCCGCACACGGGCGTTCATCTCTTTCACTTCCAGAGCCTTTGTCCGGTCTGGACGCTGTGGAAGCTGTCCCTGCTCCCGTACGCTGAAATAGGTATCTACCAAGCACTCATACGCTTCCCATGCCTTGTCGGTGTTCAGGCTCTTTGCCAACATCAATGCTCCCTTTTCTGTCCAAAGATAAAAGGCATTTACTTTTGCCCCTGGAACGAATCCGCAATTTGCGTATTCGTTCTTAAATTCTCTCAATATGTCGCCGGTCAAGCAATAATAATGCTTTCCCTCCGTGTACCGTTCCTTGTTCCGGTTGAAGTTTTCAGAGATTCTCCGTTCTGTGGTTTCGTACTGCTCCGCAATCTGTGCGGTAGTCAGTACCCGTTGGTTGTTGGTCTCAACGACCTGTAAGCTTTTGTTCATCGTTCATGCTTCCTTTCGGATTGATTTTCAGTCGTTCAAGTTTTTCCCTCGACCGTGATATTATAATACCACGGTCGTGATGAAAAGTCAATCATTTTTTCTACGTTTGTGATATTTCTTCTTATTTTTGTAGGAATAAACAAAAATAAAATACCTCATTTGTGCAAAATACATATGATTTCTTTGTTGACATTCCCACAAACGTATGATATAATATGAAGCAGAAGGAGGTGATACAATGGAAATGAAAAACGTCTTGAAGACGCTACGAAAAACAAGAGGGTACACAAGTGCGAAAGACTTTTGTAAAGCTATTGGGATTAGCTTTAGCACTTACCAAAATTATGAATCTGGCAGTCGTGTTCCCACAGTTGAAATGCTTGTCAAGATTGCAGATTTTTATGGCGTAACCACGGACTTTCTGCTTGGTAGAGAACCAGTCCCGAAACCGATTGCTAACTTAAATCTCAGCGAAGAGAATGAAATAGAAGTAATTGATAAGTATATGAGTTTACCACCAGAAATTCGTGTTGACCTGATGAATGCTCTGGTGAAGCTGGGCGAGATTGCAAAAAACCGCCGGGAGCAGGAACAGCCTGTCAAGCAGTCTACCACGCTCGGAACGCTCGAAGACCAGACGGAGGAAGCAGCGAAAACGAAAGAAGAAGCATCGTCCTGACAAGAATTTTGAGAAAATAAGTAGGGGAGTTGTTTTGAGTGTCTCCCTCTTTACGAGGGAGTGGATTGAAATGTGCCAGACGGATGCAAATCTTGCTTGCAAGAAATAAATTTTTAACGCATCCGCTGGAACGACAGGTGTTTGAACAGTTTCAACAGTTTATCAACAATCAGTAAAAAAGCCGCCCTGCAAGGAATTGTGGGGCGGTCATATTAAGGAGCGATTATGAAAAGAGCAGTGTTTTATGGTCGTTATTCCAGCGACCGACAAACAGAACAGAGCATTGAGGGACAGCGGCGTGTCTGCGAAGAGTTTGCAAAGGCAGAGCAAATTCAAATCGTGGGCGAATACATCGACCGGGCAATCTCCGGCACTTCTACAGAGCATCGAGAGCAGTTTCAGAAAATGCTAAAGGATAGCAAGAACGGCGGCTGGGATTATGTACTGGTTTACAAACTCGACCGATTCGCCCGTAGCCGCTATGATAGTGCCATCAGTAAGCAGCAGCTGAAAAAGAATGGCGTAAAGGTATTATCTGCGACTGAACGCATTACAGACAGTCCAGAGGGCATTTTGATTGAAGGATTGCTTGAATCCATGGACGAATATTTCAGCCGGGAACTTTCCCGAAAATGCAAGCGTGGCATTCGGGAAAGCATTATAAAAGGGCATAATTTCGGCGGTCGGGTCCTGTATGGCTATGACCGGAAAGACAAGCGATTTGTCATCAACGAAGAGCAGGCGGTGAATGTACGGCGGATTTTCAAAAGCTATCTTTCCGGATGTACGATTCAATCCATTGCAGACCAGCTGAATGCAGATGGATACCGGACGAACTACGGGAACGAATTTAAACGCTATACCGTTTCCGACATCCTTCACAATGACAAATATACAGGGATACACTACATAGACGGCATCGAAGAGCCGGAAACCTGTCCGGCAATCATCTCACAGACGACATTTGAACGGGTAAAGGAAAAGTTGAATCAGTCTGCCCATCGTTCCAGAGAACACGCCACAGGGCATACTTACGCACTGTCAGGTCTGTTGCAGTGTGGTGTCTGCGGAAGATATGTCTGCGGTTCGTCTGTAGAACGAAAGTATTTCTATTACGCTTGCCGGAGCAGGGAACATGCAGAAAACAGCGTACATATTCATGCAGACAAGCTGGAGCAGGTGGTGATAGATGCCTTGCAAACCTTTTTCACAGAAGAGCAGGTTTCCACACTGGCGGAACGACTGTACCAAATCTATACCACGGATATGGATGGAAAACCAGACCGCAGCAAACGGCTGAATGAGATTGAAAAACAGATACAAGGAACGGTGAACGCTCTGATTGCGTGTCCAAGTTCCAAGGCATTGCAAGAAAAATTGACTCAGCTGGAAGAACAAAAAGCAGAAATTGAAAAGATGCCAATTTTGCAGCCGCAGCTGAAAAAAGAGCATTTTGAAAATTATTTTCGTTGGCTGGCTCTTCGGCTGGAGCATATCGAAGACCGTCAGACGTTTTTCCATACCGTGATTCACAAAGTGCTTGTTTATCCAGAAAAAGCAGTTATCATCTTGAATATGACGGATGAAATGGCAGATCCACCAAAGAGAGAACAGGTTGAAGCATTTATGTCTAATGTAGGGGAAGTATCTTTGTAGCCTTGCCCGAACTGAACCATTGTAAATCCAAGCCCCTCCAGATTTTGCGACATCTGCACTGCACCCCAGCGGTCAAATGCAATTTCTTTGATGTGAAATTTCTGCCCCAGTTCATCGATGAAATTCTCAATAAAGCCATAGTGAACCACATTTCCCTCAGTGGTTTTCAAGTAGCCTTGCCGTTCCCATATATCATATGGAACATGGTCACGTCTTACTCTGAGTGGCAGTGTTTCTTCCGGCAGCCAGAAGTAAGGAAGAACATAATAATGTTCATCATCTTCAGTAGGTGGAAAGACAAGCACGAAAGCTGTAATATCCGTTGTACTGGAAAGGTCAAGCCCGCCATAGCAAACACGCCCCGTAAGCAACTCTTCATTAAAAGCCACCTTGCATTTGTCCCACTTTTCCATTGGCATCCAACGAACAGCCTGTTTTACCCATTGATTGAGTCTTAGCTGCCGAAACGCATTTTCCTCGCCGGGAGTTTCCTTTGCAGAGTTACACGCAGCCACCACCTTATCCATTCCAATGGTTTTATCCAGACTTGGGTTTGCCTTTTTCCACACCTTCGGATCCGTCCAGTCCTCAGATTCATCTGCACCATAAATGACAGGATAAAATGTCGGGTCATGTTTTCTACCCTCCAGAATGTCCTTTGCTTTTTGGTGAACTTCATAGCAGATGCTGTTGGTGTCCGTTCCGGCAGTGGTAATCAGGAAGTACAAAGGCTGCATTCTGGCATCACCGGAGCCTTTGGTCATAACATCAAACAGCTTTCGGTTCGGCTGTGTATGCAGTTCATCAAACACAACCCCGTGAATGTTGAAACCGTGCTTGGAGTAGGCTTCTGCCGAAAGCACCTGATAGAAACTGTTGGTCGGTGTGTATACAATTCTTTTTTGTGCAGTAAGTATCCGGACTCTTTTCATCAAAGCCGGACACATACGAACCATATCTGCGGCAACGTCAAAAACAATCGAGGCTTGCTGTCGGTCTGCGGCACAACCATAGACCTCCGCTCGCTGTTCTCCGTCACCACAAGTTAATAGCAGAGCGACGGCAGCTGCAAGCTCTGATTTGCCATTCTTCTTGGGAATTTCAATGTAAGCCGTGTTGAATTGCCGATAGCCGTTCGGTTTCAGAATGCCGAACAGGTCACGGATAATCTGCTCCTGCCAGTTCAGCAGTTCAAATTTCTTTCCTGCCCATGTGCCTTTGGTATGGCTGAGGCATTCAATAAAAGAAACAGCATAGTCCGCCACCTTTTTGTTATACTTGGAATTCTCCGCCATAAAGCGGGTTGGTTTAAATCTTGCCATTGTATTCACCTCCCATGTAAGAAAAAAGACCTGCTGAAAAGCAAGTCTGCATCATTTATTTTTATGCCCCAGTGGGCAGTTTTGTAATTGAGATTCTACTCTCATTATAACCATATTATCATACAATTTCAAGTATAGCAAGTCATATCGGAGAAATATACTGCACAAACATAACAGCTGTATTTTGTGTACTATATATCTTCGGTACGAGCCACAGCCCCTTGAATCAGGGGCTGTTTGGAAAGAGTGGGGAAGGTTTATCTTCCCGTCATGCATTCCCATTCAAATTCGCAGGCATTTTCGTATTCCTCATCGAAAATAGCATCGTCATCAATGTAGTCCTCCTTGAAGTCGATTCTGTCAATGCCCTCAAAAATCGTTTCATTTTCTTCTGCATCTGCCTTTGCAAGGCTTTCTGCATTTTTCTCAACCCATTCTGTGAACTCTTCATCGTCCATTCTGTCCTCATTTTCAATTTCA